GCTATTTTCAGTCTCAGACGAGACTGATGGGCTTTCGTGTACAAAATCAACTATCCCTTCTGGCTCAGCTAGAAGTACCCACTTACTTCCATCATTTGCGAACTTTAAGATGAAGAATGTGTGGCGTACATCGCCATTGGGTAGCGGTAAGGTGGCTTCAACTAGCGCTATTCCAAGCATTTCGTCGGGTTCGGCAAGAGCCCCGCAGTACTCTACGGCAATCTTGCCTTCGCCAGATTGATCCATTTGCGATTGTACAAGTTGTGCAGATTGCTCGGATAACGTACAGGTAGGATGTCTAAATTCTTGATTTTCTTGATTTTTCTGTGCTTGGGCAGCAGTAGAGCAGCCGCACATCAGTGCTAGCAGCATACTTATAATTGTTTTGCGCATCTCAGCTCCTCTATGTGAACACGCAGCCCTTCGGGACCATTATCGCGTAAAATCCTAAGAATGTGATCTATAAAATCATATGATTGAATATCCACATCTTCAGCGAAATCTTCCGCACTAAGCTCGGCAATTCTTTTACCATCCATCCGAACTACCCAGTGCGATTTCTTCTTGTCCCAGGTTAGGTTATAGCATGGCGAGCTGTAATGGTGATAGTCAGTATCATCATGCTCTGTGCGTCCCAGTAAAAATTCACGCAGCTCTTCGGGTAACTTTTCTGTACTCATGCGGTCCCCGTACCTTCGGATAGGCGCACACGAATCTCCTCTTCTTTTTGAATAATGAGCTCAGTCTTCGGATCGAGCTTTAGCTTCATACCCAGGTAGCTATTTATGTAAACGATATCGCCGGCCTTAAGGGTCATTGGAACTGACCTCTTGCCCTCTACGTCGAACTTGCCATCACCCACTGCAAGAACCCTGGCCTTGGTCAGAACCTGTTGCTGAGCGGTAATTGGGATGGTTATTCCACCGCGATCGGTCTCTTTTATTGGTTCAAGTACTACATTATCATATAGGGGCTTGAGATTACTTACGTCTACCATTTGCTTTTCTCCTTGAAATATTCTTCATAACATGCCTGGCAGCAACTATACCGCTGCAGCCTGCCTGAGCGAAGGAATTTGTGTGACCACTCATGTCACCGACAATATACAGCCCGTCTATGCTGCTTTCCATATCCTTGGACAGCTGAAATTTAACAGTGTTTAGCCTTGCTTCCGGAGCGTATACGACCGTACACTTTCTGGCAGATGGAAGGAGCCTAAACAGCTCTTCTAGACCATCCTTCAGCGAGGCGTACTCAGGAATTGGCGATAGCACACTTGTATCCGACAGCCACTTGGACACAGGCTCTCGCAAAAGCTGTTCATCCGCCAGTACGTTGGCCATTTTCACTAACCGTAGTACATCTTTGAGAGGAGTTGCGCTCTTAAAAGTCTTCAATAGACATAAGCTCGCACTGTGTGTTGGTTTCCCAGATACTACACGCACATTTGAAGTTTTAAAGTCATCAACATTCTCCATTTCTATCGTGCCACTACACGAAATAACACTAGTGCGATAATTGCCAAAAGAAACCCTAAAATTAGATGAGGAGAAATCAGATAATACTCTCTCCGGAAACTCCAGGCGTATACCCAGCTCATAGCTGTCAGCCGCTTGGTCAATTTTTAAACTTTGAAGGGCGCCCGAAGCCCAATTGGCTCCACCGCGCCCCAATGCCAAAATGCACTTCTTTGCAACAAAAACGTGATCATCTGCTGTGTATAGATGAAATTCTCCGCGAATTTTATCTATCTTCTCTACTCTACAATTTGTTTTAATATCTATCTTTGCTTGTAGGTGCTTTTGTACGGAATTTTCAATCTGAATCATCTTATCTGCTGATATAATGTATGTGTTAGGCTCAAATATATTAAATCCCCCATCTGTCATAGCCTTTAATTCACGCTTGCCTAAACGCTGTATAATCATACGCGGATTTCCGGTCATATGCTCCTTCAAATGTGTTATAAAAGAGCGGAATAATTTAGCGGTCAATATATGACCGCCGAACCCTACATCATCAAAAATACGCACATCAGATTTGGCAGATCCGCCAAACCAACCGTTACTGACATTGCGACTATCATGCAGCCTCTTGACCTGCTCAATTAATAGCACCGACAGATTTGTTTTTTTGGCCAGTTCCATGGCTGCTAAAAGACCGGCTGTGCCGGCCCCAACAATAACTACATCATATACCATTACTGCCCCTTGGAATCAATCTGCAGCCACTCATTTAATATCTGCATCATAAGAGCTGCGTCGCCTGGTTCAAGTACGGCGCTCATGATTGTTACGGCTTTATTTTCACGCAAACCGCGCATGGACATCTGCAGCTTCGTGCCCTCGCCGGTTATACGATCGCTAAATTCAATATAACTACTTTCATCTAAGTGTATTGCTTTAAGAAACATTCAGACCACGTTCCTATTACACGTATAGGTTGGACGTGCGCCGGACGCTGCCCTTACCTTATCAGCATATTCTGCTGCTTCACGCGGAAGTTGACCCCCTGAACGCAATATTTTACGATAGGCGGACTCACCTAAATTATACATCGTCAGCGCAACTTTTTCCACGTCTGAGTCTGGACGATACTTCAATACATCCGAGGCAGCACGCATCATTGCATTTAGGTGAGCCGCTGCACCCCAGATGGAAGATACCGGGTCGAACGGGTCTGTAACTCCATACATGCGCTGTATGTGGGGCATTAGCTGCATTAGGCCTTGGGCTCCGGCTCCCGACTGAGCGCACACATCACCTCCGGACTCGACCATTGCCATGCCGCGTAAAATAGCCTCGGGCACACCGTGCGCGCTTGCAGCTGCGCTGAAAGCTTCGTCGATCTGCTGTTGGAGACCATGCGCCGTGGTTGCACGCGGTGCTTCACGACGCCGGCGAATTTCGGACAGGGTATCTCCGCTAGGTATAATAACGGATTGCCCAATTTGTAGTCGGGCTGGATCTATACCAGGATTTGCATCCATCAACTCGTGCACCATCAATTTATCGCGCACCGCTGAAGGGTGTTTTTTTACTATCTTATCGAAAGTGTCTTCTTTTTGTATAGAATATACTTCAGCTTTTTTTAATAAAGCATTGAAGATGGTAGCCAGTTCGTCAGCCATTAATTTCTCCCAAGATATATCATCCACTCTTTCGGAATATCTACGATATTTAGTACGATACCGCGAATAGGTGCGCCGGGCGGACGCACCAACCTCATCTGTGCCTCTTCAGGAGTCCGATCCCCCTTATACTGGTTACACTCTCGGCATGCGGCAACACAATTCGTGTACGAGGTTGGTCCACCGCGTGATTTGGGGAGTACGTGATCGATTGTTAGCTCAGATTTTTTATCTGCCCCGCAATATACGCACTGAAAGCGGTCCCTAATGAAAACCTGCCTGCGGTAAAATTTAACCTTTATGTTGTAAGGGTTGCCTGGAAATACTCTATGTGTAAGTCTTACCACCGAAGCATCATATTCGGTCTCGGCATCATCGTAAAAGCAAAGAATTTCCGCTCTGCCACGACCATATACGAGTTGCATCGCTCGTTTCCAGGAGATTACCCTTACAGGAATATAGTTTCTATCTAATAGAAGAGCTATTCTTCTCTTGCACCTCATATCTTAACCTATACGATTAATTTCAAATACTGGACTACAATCAACCTTGTCCTTTCTTACATTCGAATGAAATAAATATGTGGCGCTCGGTATCTTTTGGAAATAGTCAAATGCTTTTTCTTCATTTATTTTAGATAATGGGATGCCATGCTTATTACACAACTCTTTAGTAAGATAGTTTATCGATTCATACTGAGCGTCCGTTAGTGTAGCGTAGTACGAATATCCCCTATATGACAATTGCTTATAAAATTCAGTATCAGATTTACTACAGTATGGTTTGCCATACGAATCAATAAGCACATCTGGATCTGCAGATGACTCAGATAGCGGCCCTATGCAAGATGCCTCTATAGCTATCGAGCGTGGTGACCATATCGAATTCGGCGCAGATGTGTTGCTGCCAAGGTGATACGACCAGCATGACGATGGAAATAGCTGATATATCGTACCGTCACGTGCCACGACAAAAGCCGTGCTAACATGAACGCCTGGCTGCGATAAGGTGCCGATATCTCCTGGCAACACACCGTGAGTTAGGTGCTGAAAAATCTTAGTTTTTTTTACATTTTCTCCGTAGAAGAAGTTTGAGCTATCATTTGTTTTCAAACGAATCACGTTATGAAATTCACCTTCCGATGCCACCCAGCGTTTACCATATGAATCAACAAGTGTAGACTTAAACTTTTTTTCTATATCTGCGAGTTTATATGCGCGCATGCGTACCTCCATATCATATTCTGGTGATATATATCTGAATATATTAGTAACTACGTACGGATTTTTTATTGGAGATGTCATGAATAATCTTAATCACTCTTTTTTTTCCAACTCAACAAGCGAGTCGTACTACTTTGCAGGTTACTTGCTGGCTGATGGAAGTGTTGGCCAGACAGGGGTAACGTGGACTTGTCATATTCAAGATGTGTGTGCACACGAGGCTTTCGTGTCGTCCATTGGCCTCACGCCTGAGCGTATAAAAATTACAAATTATATTCTATCGGATGGAATAACTGTAAACCAGAAATCAACCGTATATGTGCCATCGAGAAAAATAGTTTATGATCTGAAAAAGTTCGGTATTATTCCAAATAAAACATATAATCATATTGACCCTATAATTGATGATAGATTTTTCCCCGCATTCCTCACCGGATTTATTGATGGTGACGGCTGTATTGTTAAACGTGGCAAATCCCATATTACAAGAATTAGTAAAGTAAATCTAACTGGTAACAGACTGCTCATGCGCTGGTTCTCATCAAAAATAAACGAGCTATATAATATAAGTGGAACCATAGTAGATAGGGGTGTGTGGGCACATCTCATCTATTATGGAAAGAGTAGAGACATAATACTCAAAGAGTGCCTGAATAACTATAGTGGATTCAGGCTTGAACGTAAGTGGGGTCCGGCGCGCGCGCATCTTGCCAACTGGAATAGGACAGGATACCCATCAGACCTGGAGGACTTTATAGTATCTTCATATCTTGGAGGTAGCAGTATACCTGAAATTTTAAGGAAATACACTGGTAGTATACCGATAGGTGAAAAGGGTATTAGAAGAACATTGAAAAAACACAATGTTGTTATTAGAGGACTTTCTGAGGCGTTTCGACTATCGCGACGCGTAGATCCGCAGGATCCAACTGTCGGAAGCGTTGTTGACTTATACCTGCGCGGCTTTGGATGCCTATCTATACAGAAGTTATTGGGCGTCGATCAGAAAAGGGTCAAGCGCATACTTACTCAACTGGGAATTCCTCTCCGTACACGCTCAGAGGCTAAGAAGGCCGCGCTGCGCGCAACTACTGCCGCCTGCGATATGTAAAGAACTGCATTGGAAATTGGTCTTTTTCACCCTTAATCACTTCAGGGTTTAACTCATCACACTTCCACATACTCCAGTTTACTTCTGGAAACACAGTATCTCCATCTACATCGGCCAATATGCGTGTTAGGTACATTCTGTCTGCAATGCCTAGAAAGTATTGATAAATCTTAGAGCCACCTATAATAAATGCATCCTTATCACGTATCAAGCCGGTCATGAGTTCCGGTATTGCCTCACCCGGTGACGATACCCACTCAACACTAGAGTTATCCTCCTCTTGAAGTTTGCTGCTTATAACTATATTTCTACGATTTGGTAGTGGTTGGCCAATAGATTCGTACGTCTTTCTGCCCATTACAACGATACTATTATATGTAAGCTTAGAGAAGTGCTTCAGGTCGGTCGGACATCTCCATGGTATTTTACCATTAGCGCCAATTATACCATTATTTGCTACTGCTGCTATTATATTTATCATACTGCTATCGGAGCCTCAATCTTGGCGTGACTTTGGTAGTCTATCACGCGCATATGCTCATATTTGAAATCATCTATTTTCGTGATTTCTTTGTTTAACTCAAGACGTGGAAACTGATATGGCTCACGGGACAGCTGCTCCGCAACCTGTTCGATATGGTTTTCATAAATATGGGCATCGTGAATTGTGTGGTACAGCATACCAGGTTCAATGCCTACCACTTGCGCAATCATTCGTGTCAACAGCGCATATGATGCGATATTGAATGGGATTCCCAGGAAGGCGTCTCCGCTCCGTTGTACCATATGGCAGTTAAGCTTGTTCTTGAACACTGTAAATTGAAATGCAAAGTGGCATGGCGGGAGATGCATGTGTTCGACCTCGCCCGCGTTCCATGCCGACACAAGATGTCTTCGGCTGTATGGAGAATTCTTCAGGCTTTCAATGACTTCGGCAATCTGGTCGATTTTTCGACCTTCCAAATTCATCCATGTACGCCACTGCACTCCGTACACTGGCCCCAAGTCGCCATTCTGATCGGCCCATTCGTCCCATATGTGTACATTGTGGTCATTGAGATATTTAATGTTGCTATCGCCTTTTAGCATCCACAGCAATTCATAAGCCACGCCTTTAAAGAATACCCTCTTGGTAGTTAGAAGTGGAAATCGATCACTGATGTCGAATTCTAAAACCGCGTGAGGAATCATTCGTGTTCCCACGCCAGTCCTATCTATGCGGGCCTCGCCCTCGTCTATGATATACTTCAATAACTCTAAGTAGCCACGTTCTTCCTTACCTACAAACATTGTAACCTCATTCGCATTCCAAGTGCTGAACCACTCTGTTTAGTACAAATGCTGCAATCTCGCTCTCTGTGTGCCCAGAAGTATCAGGTACATATACTATATCTTTTGGTGCTATGTGCAGCATCTTGGTCAATGTTGAAATCTGCTCTACTCCGAATAGTGTGTGTGTTCTAGCATGGAAGCTCTCGTCAAAACATTCTATTCTATCCAAGGCTCCCCGGGAACGCATTTGCGCAAGCGACCACTCTACGTCTGAGTTGAAAATCAAACACATCTCAGGTCTGATTTGCTGGGCAAAGTCTAGCATGCCGCATAGGTCGGTATCCATCCCTGAAACATAATCTCGCTCGCGTGCGGTGTGATAGACGTACGTGCTTAGTGATGAGCGATCTGAAATCACAACCTTGTCCTTGGCGAGCGCCTCGGCGACTTTTTCCATATGCTGCGCACGATCGGCAAGGAAGAGGAGGAGAGCTGCTCGATCTGCTATGATATTATTTGGATCAAGTAGTAACTTCCTAATTGATGTGCAAATTGCATCATGCGGAGAGCCGGGCTCTTTAGTGAGGAATACATCATATCCTCGTTCCGAGAGGGCATTTGCGAGTATACGTGCATGCGTACTTTTGCCGGTAGCCTCCGGCCCTTCAATAGTTATATACATATTCCTCCAAGGTACTTCTTGCAGTAGCTTCTTCGATGATGCGGGGAAAGGCCGTGCTTTAAAATTGCCTCCCGATGTCCCGAAGATTCATACCCCTTATTGCCATCCCAGCCGTATACCGGAAATTCCTTGTGTAGGAAAAGCATCTGCCGATCCTTGGCACATTTGGCTAGTACAGAAGCTGCGGCTATAGACAGGCACTTACCATCACCCTTCACAAGGCACTTCGAGGAGTGTGCTGACGGCAGAGCGACACTCACATTTCCGTCCATTATGACATCTAGGCTAGATATGAATTGTATTTTTTCTATCTCCGCTTTTGCAACATCGAATCTTAGATGGTATGGCCTACCAGCATCAATTTCTGATGCCGACACTTCTTTACAAAAGAAGTGCAGTGCCGACTTGCGTATGATGCCTTCGAGATAGAATCTCTTCTTTTCTGTAAGAGCCTTACTGTCATTTAGCGTCGCCAGCTCTTTAAAATCGAAATCCTTATCAAAGACAACCCCGGCTACAAACATACTTCCGGCAATACATCCGTATCCGGCTTCATCACAGCCCAGCAGCAATCTGCCGTCAGACCATGACGCCAACTCATAAGCAGTACTTATCATGCCTTCCCTTACAATATTTCTGATGCTAACTCGGAGAAGCTTGAACGCTCGCCCTTAGTTAGAGTTATATGAGCAGCACATTTCTGTCCTTTAAAGGATTCAATCAAGTGCGTGAGCCCATTATTAGAGAAATCCAGTCCATTACGATCTATTTGATAAATATCTCCCATAACTACCAATTTGGAACCCTCACCAACACGGGTTGCAATCGTTTTAATTTCTTCCTTTGTCAGATTCTGCGCCTCATCACATATAATGAATGTCTTTGGCAGTGACCGACCGCGAATATATGTTGGTGGAGTCATTTCCAACTTCCCCATGTCCATAAGGTGTGTCAGGAATGTCTGGGCGGCCTTTTCGGCCGGGGGCATCAGCACCTCTAGATTATCTAGATAACTCTGAAAGTGAGGTAATATCTTCTCCATAAGATTGCCCGGCAGAAAGCCTACATCTAGACCTACTGGTACTGGAGCCTTCATCAGAACTATCTTATCATACTCGGGATTACTTCCCAAAGTTTGCTCAAGCGCTGCAGAAAGCGCGCAGAGTGTCTTACCACAACCAGCTCGCCCCAGCATAGTGACTAGGGTGACGTCCTGATCCATAAGCACATCTATGGCCATTGACTGACTCATGTTTCTTGGCTTGATTCCAGACACGTGCTTGTAATCGGTAATTTTGACAAATTTGCCATCCTGAAATCTTGCCATGGCAGCGTGCTTCTCATCTATAGATGAGCGCAGGTGCACGAATTGATTTTCCGGCATTTTCAGTTTAGTAGCGACGCTGCCTGCGGCGTATACGGTATTGATTACCTCTGCGCCGACTGAAACCTCAGTCAATCCACGATACACTTCTTCAATGCTGTCTGTATGCAGATCCTTTGTATGCGATTCGCACTTTTGACCCAGCGATGTACCCTTCAATCTTAGCGCGAGATCATTGCTAAGAAATATCGAATTTTTGTAACAGAGTGCTGTAGCGACAATTCTGTTGTCTGGCATATCGACTAGCCCAAGCGAAGTGAGCTTATCTTCAACTTTACCATGCCACGGCACAGCAACAACGTCTGCCTTGCCTGTTTTTATTCCAGTCAATAGATCGCCGGACTTCATTAGCTCATTAAGCTGTCGTGTAAAATATCGCGCATTTGCGCCAACTTCATTTCTATCTTTTTTGTGAGTGTCAATCTCCTCTAGGACTTGAAATGGAATCACTACCTTGCCTTCTAATTTATCCAAGATTCTTGCGTCGTCCAATATAATATTGGTGTCCAGCACATAAGTTTTTTTCAAGGAAACTCTCCTATTAGATAAGGTTGAAGTACTTAAGGTGTACTTCGTATCTCTTTGTCTTTCCGTCGTTTATCTGTATGATTTCCGGCTGGCGCCATTCACCAACAGTGATCGTGTCCCCCTTCTTAAAATTAGTCCTTTTCACGATAGTTTTCTTTAGCCCAAAGTCCTTTTCGATTTGAAGACCGAAGTTTGCAATAAGATAATCTCTCCATTCGTATTTTGGATACGACGGGTCATTTTTGGCTCTTTCTATTATTTCTGAAGAAACATTGAAGCGGGTAAGCAGTGCCCATACCCACTCATTTTCCAGGGCTTCGATTTGCCTGCCGACCTCAGCATAGGTCTCGCACTGTACGACTTTAGTCGTGAAATTCATAATTTGATAATAGCTTCTCTGGTCCCCAAAATTATGGTATGAAGAACCTTATCTTCTTCCGCCAGCGCCGACTGGCGCCGCGCGGCAGGGCATTCGACTTCAATGCGGCCACAAGAAAGCAGATATGGTTCATACACTATATCATAGTTTTTATTGCTATATTTGATATTTACCTCATCTGGAGTGAGTATTCTAACTACTAATGTGTATGGATCTACATTCCATAAGTTAGCATAGTACTTGAATATACCTAGGAATTTGCGATCTGGTATATTAGTATCTATATTATCTATGATGTACTTGAAATCTTGCCCTATAAATGACATCTGAGAATTGCATTTCTCATGCACGCGTACGGTAGCCCATAGCTTATGCTTTGAAACTGGCGCAATAATTCTTTCATTAAGATCTGGATCTGAATTATAGTTCGCTCTGAGCGCCCATGAGAAGCTGGACGGCACGCATAACTTATCGAAGTTCCTTATCAGGACCTGATGTACATAATGTTCTAAATTAGTGGGATACCTGCCCAACCCTTCGTGACATAGAACGCATGTATCTGTCATAGATAATCTCGCAACGGCGTATATGCCGATAGACGTGATAGAGAACCCGATATCCGCTTACGTCTTTTGAAGTAAGACTCGGTATTGTATACACAGTCCTCATCTAAGAATTGCTCTATAATGGCTTTTTTATTCTTAGCTCCGATACTGTTCAGTGCCGTATCTAAGACGCGCGCAAATTCACTACTCAAATACTCTTGTTCGGGATGTTCACAGGTGCCTAATAAATCGACACCGACCTTCTTGAGGCGCTCTGCTGCAACCTTATATCGCTTTTGCTTGCGCACGAAATCAACTATCTCTCTTCTTATTGTATGCCCTGCCCAGCCAAAAAAATTGACTGTAGAGTTAATAGGAAAAGTCTGTATGGCTAAAGTATGTGCCATATATGCAATTTGCGATACGTCTTCAACGCTTGTAATTATACCATACTTCTTAATATATTTGTTTGGTATAAATTTTGTACGTTCAAATATCACATCAATCTTTTCCAACCCGTCGCGCAACAATATAATATGGGCCCTCGCCTCATCGGCATCAAACTGATTTAGATCCATATATAATCTCCATTAATTCCTCTTTCTTGGCGAGCCAATCATCGCTCTCCCATATGACCAGTACGCGGTACCCGGCCTGCTGGAGACTTGTTATTTTTTTCTCATCCGCCTCCCAACGCTCCCGTGCACGATATCTGTTGCCCGGGAGTATAATAACATCATCACTATCATAGTGCCTTGGGTTAGCATGTACATAATCTCCGTTTATCTCTACAACAATCTTCCTCTCTTCATTTAGTTCATCTGCACAGTATTTTGTGCATAAAATCTGCTCACCTAAAATCCATGTTCTCTAAATTGAAAGAATTTTTCAGCTTTTAGATGTAATTTTGAAAATCTATTGCGCAGAGCGCGCAGGGCTGACAGGCGCATCTCCCTCGCGCCATTCACATCCAATTCAAAACGCTTAATTAACAACTCTCGCCTTTTCTGACGCACTTCGGGCGTGCTAAGTGCGCGGCGGATGTTTTGGGAAGTACGGCTGCGAAATTCATCGTCTTGCCACATCAGTTTTGTGGCTATGCTGCGACGGAGGTGGGACTCCTCAGTTGTATTGTACTTAAATTTTCCACTGCGACGCAGCTCGCTATGTGAGGCGCTAATTTGTTTCTTTACTATCTCGAGCTTCGATATATTATCTACGCCGTACCTATCTTTAATGACGCGAGCGATTTCGTCTTGGGTTTTACTGAGAGAGAATCCACACTGTTTGCCGGAACATGCGAACGAACAGAAGGATTTGGGCTTACCTCTGCAGAATCCAACTTCTATGCCGCACTGCCTACAGCGTGGCGCACCATGTGTCAAGATATGTTGCCGCTCACGGTATTCGAATGTGTTGTGCCCAAGAGCAAATTTTGAAAATCTGCCGCGCCTGAATGCAGGCCTATCTGAACAATATCCGCACGCGCATACTGGGGCTACCCCTTCGTAATCCCGCGCTATAATATACTCTTCGATAGTCAACGAATGCTTTTCTTGCACATACTTGGATAGCTGTCCTGCCAAATTGTTTGTACATTCAAAATCACACAATACACATGTTTGCATGATTACTCATGTCACATATATCGGGTAATTAATAGATGCCCTAGCATTTAGACGAACCGCAATCCTTGCATGTTAAACACCCTTCGGCGTACATGACATTCTTTGAGCCGCAGTCTTTGCACTTAACGCCGGTTGTCGCACCATCGGCAATATATTTTTTAAGCACCCGAGAAAGAACCTTATTGATGTCAGTTATATTTCCATCTTTATTCAACTGAGCCACAACAAATTCAACGTTGACCCCGTGACGCAAGGACATTGAGATCATTCTAGTTGCCCAGGCTGACTCTGGATTATCGAATGTATTGACGATATTCTTAACAACAAGCTCCTCCTCTCCGTCTGGAAGATGCAGGCTGTATGTTCCATGCTTGATCTTTTTAATGAAGCCACCCTTTAACTTGGAGGGCAGTATCAGATTCTCTGCTGCGCCAGCAAAGATTTCATATGGCTTACCGTTCATGAGTCCAACAAGAATGACCCATTTGATGCCCTTTACTGTTACATGATGTATCTCGCACGGCAGTGTTTCAGGCCGCTTCGGGGCATGTGTTGGCTGAATTTCTGTTGGTCGACCATCAGAGTCGGTTTTGGGGCCGACATCTGCGGCAACAAGAACTCCGCTCCTGCAGCTATCGCGATAAACAGTAATCCCCTTGCAACCAGACTTCCAGCCTCTACGGTAAACCCTGTCAACATCAGCCTTAGATGCGCTATTTGGAAGATTAGTCGTCTTGGAAATAGCATGGCATACCCATTTCTGCGCCGCAGCCTGCAGATCAACTGCAGCCTCCCAGTCAATCTCGTTTGCTGTCGCCTTGTTGTACGGGCTCTGCTCTACATCGGATTTGCCAGTAATCTCCATCCATTTCGTTACACCGTGATGATATACGGTATACTCTTGCCACTTATCTCCCATATGATCTACAAAATCAACTCGCGCATCCTTATCATTAGGATTGATCTTCTTACGACGCTTGTAGTGAGTCATAAATACCGGCTCGATACCGCTAGTCGTCTGGGTTAGGGTAGATACAGAGCCTGTGGGAGCGGTGGTTGTGAGTGCTATATTTCTACGGCCGTGCTTGAGGTACAACTTGTGTAGCTCAGGGTCTGCATCCCAAATTCTTTGCAGGAATTTATGCCCCTTCTCTTTTTTAAGGTTAAAAATCGGGAATGCACCACGCTCACGAGCCATGATTACACTGGAGCGGTATGCTCCCAGGGCCATAGTCATATATATGGATTCTACCGCAGCAATACTCGCATCTGAGCCGTAGCGTAAGCCGAGCGCTGCAACCGTATCGCCGATAGCTGTTACCCCAAGACCGGTACGACGGCCATTTATAGCTGCAGTCCGGATACGCTGCCAAAGCACACGCTCGATCAGCTTTACCTCTTCGGGCTCTGGATCTGTATCAATTTTAGCAAGCACTTTATCTACTTGTTCAATTTCTAAATCAATCAAGTCATCCATAAGACGCTGTGCCTTCTCAGCGTCGGACTTGAATGCTTCAAAATCGAAGCTTGCCTGTTTAGTAAATGGATTTTTGACATATGAAAAGGTGTTTAGAATCATCAGACGGCATGAATCATATTCAGACAGAATTATTTCGCCACATGGATTTGTACTCTTCGAACCAAAGCCTTCCTCGGTATATACGTCGGCAGGCGTATTCTCAAGTGCGGTATCCCAAAATAAACATCCTGGCTCAGCACTCGCATGCGCAGCTTCAACGAATTCATCCCAAATCTGCTTAGCATCTACCATTTCCTCAATAATATGCTTGGCATCTTTAGCTACAGGAAATCGTAGCTGCACTTGTGTGCCAGCCTCAACAGCGGAAAGAAATTCATCGCTCCAGCGAACAGATATGTTGGCACCAGTTACCTTTTTAAGGTCTCTCTTGATATTTATAAAGGTTCGAATCTCTGGATGGTGGCAGTTAATTGTTAGCATCAGAGCGCCACGTCGACCGCCCTGAGCGACCTCGCGGCAAGTGTTAGAGAACCGCTCCATAAATACAGCAATGCCATCAGTTGTCCCTGCCGCATTTTGTGTAGTGAGGCCCTTGGGGCGAATAGTTGAGATATCGAAACCTACACCACCTCGCCTCTTCATAATCTGAGCTTCTTGCTGATCTGTGAACAACAGACCGCCGTAGGAGTCTGACGGTGCGGGGATAACAAAACAATTGCTTGCAGACTGTAATTTATATGGATTCCCCAATGCACTCATTGGGGAGCCTTGGGGCACAACACGCCTAAATTCTTTGAAGAGTTCAAAAATCTCATCTTCACTCATGGGATTAGGATACTTTGCCTCAATTCTGGCAAATTCCTTAGCCAGCCTACGGTGCATATCATGAGGAGTTGCTTCAAGCAGCCTACCATCATTATCACGCAATGCGTATTTGTTTATGAAAACTGATGCGGCTAGTTCATCGCCGCCAAAATAATTCTTAGATAATTGCATTGCCTCTTCAACTGAAACGACCATGTTGCTCTCCATTACAAATCAACTTCCTGTAATTCATTCATTGCGTTCAAAACTTGTCTGCCGGTACGCAGAGCGTATTTGATAGTGTTATATGTACCACCGCTTTTGCGCCCTTCCCAAAAACATATCATTATGTGGGATTTGTCGACTATCTGGCGATCCCTAATGTGATAATTCGCAGGCCTATAGACCTTTCCTACAATACTGGTTGACTTCGCTCTCAGTGCATGTGATAAAAGAAGCTCGGCTTCCTCTCTAGTCCAAAATTTGCCTTGAATATCTGCCGGAAATGGCAGAAAGAGATTGTACGAGATATTCTTCTCAATGCAGGCCTGCGCTACCCACATGTCCGCACCAATGCAGCCGCCAAGATTAAATTCTGCATTGTGAAAAGTGTGAGCGCAATACTCAACAAGGAGATTTGCTATCTCCTTGGCGTACTCGACATTTGCAAATCCTGTCGGTCTATGCCCCGTCACACCTATCTGTGGTACAAACATCATTTACCTTTTCATGGCTGCAGGTACTGCCCCGTTAGTCTTTTGCTTCTGCTGGCGCAGTTTTGGCCGTAGAATGCTCAGTAATCCGGCAGTTCCAAACGCAGTAAGTGCTACTGCGAATAGATCAGCATTCGACCCATCACTTTTTTCCTCCGATTGAACCCCGCCATCAGCTATACTCAAGACAGTAGTCTGGCCATCTCTAGCTATGAAGATTGGAGAATTAGTAGCGGGGTTATCGTTTATGAGCCGAGCTGAATGGAGCATTTCATGTTCGTATATGGTGTCAACATGCATGCCGTCTCTCCAGTATTGATGTACGCCTTGCACTGTATCAATTACAGCGGGGCCATCCGTGCGGTGATATTTTCCGTTAACTACCCAGGCCATTGAACCATCGGCAAAGAAGATGGCGGGGCCGCTATCGCTGTGGATTGTGAGCTGCAGGTCTCGCTGATAATAATCAAAGTACAGAATGCCATCACTGGAGAGAAGAATTTGCTCTCCTCCAGTGTTCGCGTAGTCGAAATATATGTGAAAGGGGCGGTCTGACCTGACAAGGCGAATTTGAGAAAGAGAACGCTCGTCAATCGTCGGGCTCACCATATGTATCTCTTACCTGTTGTTCGCCAAATATATTATCTAACGTTTTGGAATCCTCGTTTAAAGCCTCTTTGCCTATCTGGGCATACATCTCTTGTAACTCAGGATTCATCTTTTTCTGCACATATTCAATTGTATTAGCATATTGCACATCAACGCGAAATTTGCTGAAAATTTTACAGTAATTGTTTGATCCACAGGCCGGGCATGCTGGATTTACTCCGCCCATATATACAAAATGCTCCTTCTTAAACTCACAATCCTTACATCGAAAATCAAAGAGCGGCATGTGTTACCTCGCGATTTCGTACTTCCTGTTTCTTTGCGGAGGAGGGTTTTGCTGCTCCGGATAGATAAGAGACCAATGCAGCTATTCCTAAGGCGCCAATGGCTGTAACCCATGAGCTGCTATCATCAGTGTTGGCCACAGCCTCATCTTGCTCAGTCACCTCATTCGCGTCCAGCACAAAGGCATACTGTATCGGTATAGCGGGGGTGCCCTGTAACGATACACGCAGTACTCCCGGATCTTCTGAATCTCTCTCGACCTTCACATCCGGTTCGTTGTCAAGATCTTTTAGAATATTCTCTATTCTTTTTTTAACACTATCTATATCAATATGCTTAATATCGTTACCGATATACCTACTCATGCTTTCCTTCAGAAGTTGCTTGACGCGCGCCTCCTGCTCTTCTGGGCTTAAGTGATCTACTTTGAATTGCATTTCTAGTTGTTCCATAGCCTCCTCAACCTCTTCGGCCGTAAAGAATGGAGCCTCAGAATTATGCGCAGCAGTGTGGGTCGTCGCCGAGCGAAGCGCCTCTTCACGCACGGCGCGTTCGTGCATTCTGCGGACACTAGCCGCTACCGACTCACCTGTACCACCATCGTCCTCGGCGGCATCCCTAATGGCTGAACGATCGTCTATTAAATTATTAGATGCGATACCTTTTAGGTAAAAAATTTTTGAATTAACTAGATAGTTGCCAATAACAGATATTTGGCTGTTATCTTCGACCTCAATAAAAATTGTTGCATCTCTGATGATGCAATTGGCCAGCTCCACATCTCTAGTTGACTTTATTTTGAGCGTCCCTCCGGTAATCTCGGCATCTGCTATACCTAGAGGTGTAAGCTCCCCGCGCAGGACTGCAGTTCCCGTCGCGCTAACTGTCATTCCGCCAAGAGATAACATGCGCATACTCATCATATCGGCGCTATTTTGAGGGGTTTCGGCTATTTTTATACCTTCACGATAGAATTCATACTGATTTACAGGTTTTACATTGTATGTCTTAATCTTATAGAAAAACTTGTTATCCGGACACGGGACGCTCTTCAGAAGGTGATGGGTTGACTGTTCAAGGCCATCTCCGCCACCCCACTTAACAGCAGGGAGGCCCAGCTCATCTCTATGTAATTTACCATTGCGCGCCCAAATTACGGTATGATCTCCATTATTCTCGACTAGAATAGCGGCAGGCAGATCTCCGTCGCGATGCCATACACCATTCTTAAAGAAAATCTGAGTTCCACATGGCAACTTTACAGCAGGCGTAGCGGAATTAAGGCTATGAAGTTTGCCATCCACATAGCAGTATTCCTCGCCGCCAGGCTTTATGAATGCCGGACCATCTTCGCGATGCATTGCACCGTTTTTGTAATATATTTTCGTACCATCTGTAAGCTCTATTGCAGGACCATCATCGCGATGTTTTATAGTCGTACCTGCCACATACCAAAAACGATTTCCCTGTAAATCTTGAAGACAATAGCCACGCTCGTCATCGTGCACTACAGTCGCTTCAAGTCTAGTAGCCATGAAATGCGCAATTGATGCCCGATTCTGGCCATCAGCCGAGATTCCTCTTGAAAAGATTGTTTTTGGTTGCTCACTTGCCCTGCCTCTGTGATAATATAATGTTTCGTCTCCATTTATTACAGCTGGCCCATCTTCGCGGTGTATACGACCGTGCTGTACCCAAATAGACGTTCCACCGGGAAGCGTGATTGCCGGGCCATCCGTTCGATGAATATGACCATTTTGTATATATACTGACGTACCGTCATCAAATTCAAGAGCTGGAGCTCCATCGCGATGAGGTACTCCATTCTCACACCAGCACGTATACTTGATGTTAGTGTCCGGAATCAACATCTCTACTGCCGGTCCATCCGTGCGGTGCAGCACTCCAGTCTTGAAATACATTTTAGAATGATCGGTGACTAACGCAGGGCCGTCTGTCCTGTGCAAATTTCCATACTGATACCAAAATTCGTGGCCATCGGCGTTTATCATGGCAGGGCCAGATTTTCTATGCAAAAGGTGCGAGTCTTGTAGGCGATACTCGGTTGTATTATCAGAGGCTGTCTTTTCCAGGACGACCTCCGTCGCATCTTCTACATCAAACTTACCGAGAAATGTAACAATATCCTCTCCGGCAAGCGAGCGTGGTGGAGAGGCCAGCGTGCTTAAAATTCCACGTATGCTGTCTACTACAGCATTGTATTTATCTTTGTTTAATGACATGTGCTAATGTGCGCTCCTCTTTCTTCGTCTTTTTCTTTGCCTTAGTAGCGGCAATTAGGCCGGCGAAGGCTAGGCAGGCGGCAGCACTTGCAGCTAAGCCGCCTGCCCCCTCTTCTACCACGTCTTCCTCAAGAATATCGTCTGCATCGCTTCTAATATAGTCCAAAAGTTGCTCAAGTTCCTCGTCTGATGGCATGGTCTCAGAAATACGTATCTTATCTGAGTCGTATTCCCTGCCATTATTATCCACAATCTGTACAGAGGAGGCCGACATATTCGAACCGATGATAAATATCTCTGGATTTATATCAGAGATTATCATTATCTTTGTGTCCACAAACTGTGAATTTATTATAGCAATTCTCTTAAACGATCCACGTATAGTCATTTGGCCAGGATAATCACTTAGCGGAAGAGGAGAGAACTTTACTCTGTTTAGGATAACGTACTGCAGATCTGCATCGGCTTCCATATTATACATTAACTCACCCTCATATTCAATGTCATATAGCTCTCGCGGATCTAGCCTGCGCGACATTCTCCTAAAAATCCCATTTCCACACATAGCTGCCGCACGTCGATAGTATAGATCACCATTCTCATGACCGGCTAGAGAACTAAGGGCGTGATAAATCTCGAGGTCAGGCTCTTCCGTCAGTCGAGTAACACTCTTTGTATGGCTATTTAGCAGATATTTGTGCCCATGAACATCATAGAAGATCGAGCCATCAGGATGAAACTCTCGTCTCTCAATGCGACACTGAGCTATCTCTTTCTCTGTGGTATAAGGCATTCTTTCTCCTCGAGACTCTTCTTTTGTACTACTTTCTTTGTTTTATACATCTTGCTCAACATACCTACCCCTGCCGCCAAAGCCAGTGGTAGCGTCCACGAGAAAATTCCTTCCGGACCATCGGACTCTTTTACCTCTGGTTCAACCTTATCCTGCTGCGGTGAAGAGAATTCCTTGTATTCCATGGGCAGATCTAGTCTGCCAGAATCCTCTATAGCCGACGACAATATATCCACGCTATCTTTTTCTGGTGACATCATTGTGAAACATGCCGAAGGATCACATTTATGTATTCCGAATGTTGCCAAGTATAGTTCATATGGTATATCCACATCCCCGGCATCCATAACGTATAGCGATGAGCCCTCTTCTTGTAATGAACCATGAATTGCAGAGAAGTCATCTGTAGTCATAGCATCTCCGGCCAAAGCATGATAGATTCCTATAGCCGCTGCGCGGCGCTCATATCCGTGCTTAAGAGATGCCAGATCATTGAGCAGCTCGATCACCTGCAGCGAGGTGCCGCGTTCATACGCCTTTGATGATATGATGCTCCTGAATATCCTCCAAGCATCAATGTATGCCTTATATGCGGTGCGGCGGGCAACGACCTCTCTCATTTTAGATCGAGTTTTTTGTTTACTCATAAATTCAGCCTTTGATAGTCTTTTGCCATTTAGGTAGTAGCTCGTTCTATTGGTTAAATGATTTATCTTAGCTGGGCCGTCGGGATTATGCAGTTTCCCGTTGTAATAGAACATTTCTTCTGTTGTAGATTTGTTTGAGGCAATTACTGCCGGCCCACCAACACGATGGAGTGTCCCATTAATCATCCAAGCCGTATATGAACCGTCACTTGTCTCTACTGCCGGCCCATCGGTCCTATGCGGTTTGCGTGTTTGGCGACTCTTCCAGATCCGCTGCAGCGCTCCGTTTGGCAGGTAGTGGTAGTGGGGCTCAATTTTGACGCGCTCACAATACTGTTCGTACGTTAGTCTTTGACCGTCACAGTAATACAGTTCTTTGCCATCACTAGTGACGATTGCTGGGCCCGACTCGCAATGAATAGGTGAGCCACCAACAGTCTCTATGGCAACACCAAAAGTATCGCACGTGCTTTCTACCAAATACTCTTTAACATTACGGACTTTGCCGTCACGTGTTTTAATCACCGTCATTTTCTGAGCTGACATGTTCCACACCTATAAAGTCATCCAATTGCTCAACTAATTCTGAGGCTGCAGATGGATCGTATACCCTCATCTTACCGAAATCTTTTACAAATTGCAATTCGCCCTTCTCCGCATCACGCATTTTGACAATTTGAAATGGCATATCTTGGTATTGATGCTCATTATCCCTGCTCTCGATAACGAATACCATGTTGGCATTTTGTGATATGCCTGAAGCTCGCGCAAGCCTTGTGGTATTGTACTTTTGATTATTTAGTGAGTGACTAGCATTATTAGGACGATTTACTTGACATGGTGTTACTATAGGAACATCATAAATTCGGGCCAGTTCATGCAAGCCGGCAGCAATATCGCCCTGAGCCTTCCAGTCCGCTTCGTCCTCGGCACCCTTCATTAGTCCGATATAATCGACTACAACAAGATCTACATCCATTGACTCTTTGACTTCGAGTAACTTTGCCTCAACGTCATCGACACCCACACCTCTAGGCATGTCTGCCACGAACAACTTCTTCTGCTTATCATATTCTTTGATAAACTTACATGCTTTCTTGAATGAATTCATGTCTTCGGCCTGAAGCTGTCCCCGTCTAAGATCGCCAAATGGCAGCTTGCCGATACAGGAAACCATTCTCTTGTTTAGGTAGGCGCTGCTGGATGCCTGACCTCTGTTTGAGCGCGGCATTTCCAATGAGATGTACAGAATATTATTCCCATCATCTTTAAAGTCTGCCGGTGCCGTATCAATTGTATTGCTGCCCATCCAAGCATTGATTGCCCAATTCATTGATACAAGAGATTTACCTGATCCCTCAAAACCCGCAATAATGATCAGCTCTCCGCCGAAGAAGCCATTAGTGAGATTATCTAGGCTATCGAAGCGCGTTAGTACACCCTTGAAGTCCTGCGGACTTGTGGCGATGTGATTGTATTCTTTAAAAATGTTGACTATATCCTCGCCGAGAGTTCCCTCATCAAGTGCCTTGCCTTGGCTTATTAGATTAATCTCGCGGTGGGCATCAGTGAGGCGCTTATTTAACTCGCGAATATCCATATTAGCCGAAAGTCCGGCACCAAGACTGCTGGAGAGTTCTGAAACTAAGGCTTTATTGTACCTGTCTTTAAGTAGTTTAAGGTAAAATTTGAAATCAGTCTCTGGACCGGTCTGTATGCCTAGAACTTCTTGGTACTGATTTCCAATCTTTGTCTTCAGTGCCCCATAACCCGCAGCATCGCAATACTGCATCATAGCCTGTGGGCTTAGAACCTCCTTGATAGATGGCTCCAGAAATGCTGAGTGGAGGATAGTAAAGAAGTCTCTAAACTCTGCTGAAAAGTACCCCGCTTTAACTGAGCGTGATAATTCCATCATACTTTTTCGGCTACGCACAGCATAGCTAAGTATTGTCTGATCTAAATTATTCATTTCTCCGCCACCCTAGACTTAATTCGGTGATCTACGCCAAGTGATACAATAGTTTTTACAGACTGTGAGCTAATCGACTCGAATATCTTCTTAAATTGCCCAGTAAAAGCCTCGTTCAGAGAAGAGTGATTTGTCGCGAATAATATCGGTAGTCTATTCTGTACTCTATATCTAAACACGCGCTCGAAGGAGCGACCGAAGAAATTCTCAGAAGATTCGGTATCTGCAAAGTGTCGCGAGTCTACTTCATCTATACAAAGAAAATCTACATTGATCAGCTTATGATAAAATGTGGTTTTGTATGTATGGTCTGCCAGGTATGAGGCTATGTCCGAAAGCGATGTGTAGTATGAAGTATAGCCACTCTTTAGCGCCGCCTTGAGGATAGTGCAGGCGCTCATTGTCTTCCCCGTCCCCGGCGAACCAGCATAGCATATCGATTGTCCGCCACGATACATATCGTCGATGTGTTCAACATACGCCTCTGTACTCTTTTTTATATGATCAGAGCCGGCGAAGTTTTTATAGGACAACATCCAGTACGCTTCTGGTATATTTGCGTCCGCCATCGAATCTATGAATGAACGCATCGGAGTGCACTTCGCACAGCCGGTCTTACAGCCACACTTTTTACTAATCTCGGATTTCGCTAGCTGCTTCTTCCTCTCGATGACCGACATTGTCGTCCTCCATATTATCATTCACTTCGGATAGCGGCACGGGGCGCTCAAACGGCGAGCTTGACATTGAGAAGTCTGTGGGTAGGCGCATTGATAGACGACCAGTGCGAGGTGCTCCGAACTTCGTTGCGGCCGTAGCTATCTGGTTAACTAAATTCACCTTAGCTTGAATGTCCGCCATAGCAGCGTCCTTCTTTTCCGAATCTGTAGTGATAGTGATATTTGAGCCATCCAGTACGATATCTTTAACTACAAAAGAGCCTAGCACCGTCTTGATTTCTGAATTGGTAAATATTAGCTTCGCCAAATCTGGCGTCCAGCGAGATTGCTCTATAAGCGCTCTGTCTACGCCATCAATTGTGAACAATCTATTTAGTGCGCCAGTAAATGCTACCGTAATTGATGTCTTTGCAGGCATTTGCGGTTGAATTGGGTTTGGTGACGGAGATATTGGATGTAATTGTACCGGCCGGAATTGATCGTCGTCATCGGGGCCGTCGCTTGGTGGAGCTGGTGGAGGCGCGGTATCTACGGCTGGAATTTCTTCCACATACAGAACGTTCTCCCACAATATTTTACGACGAATAACATCTTGAACTATAACAAGGTATCTTTCGTCCTCGAAAAGCAGTCTGCCAACTACGGCATGGGGACGGGGCACTCCTGGTATCTTGAGAAATACTTTTAGCATTCATTCACTCCAACCAACTATATTCATCTTCTCGTCGACTATATTATTGAAACGCAGTCGATCGACGAATGTCTTGAAATCCGGCACGGCATCAAGATGCCCGTCGCGATACGCGAGAAGTGCCATCCTTAGTTCGCCGAAGTCGCGAAGGGACACGATATTTAATACCTCAGGACAGTTGTCCTGTATCCATGAGATCATCTTTTCAGGTAGTGGTTTGTCGCGAGTGATCTTTCTGGCTTTGTTGCGATAAAATTTGAACTCCTGCACTAAGTCCGGCACCGTCAAAAAGCTTAGACTTGTTATTTTTTTATTCTTCTTAGAGACCTTGTTAGTAAATATCCAATCTATATACTCCTTGCTAAGCAGCGCATCATTTCCAAGCATTGCGTATACTTTCCTAATACAGAAGATCTCCACACCGTTGAATAGTCCACGATCATTTAGTGAAAATGTAAACGAAAAGCCGTAATATCGCTTATATTGCTCAGCAAAATAGCCTAAAAGGCATACGAGGTGGTCTTTCTTTGAATCCCACTTCTGAGGATCTTGCCAAAATGAGGAATAGCTATCGCGCCAGCGTCTCCAATCATCAATTACCTTTCCGCAGTTGCTGCACTCAAGCCACGGCGTATTATCATCATCATAGCGAATATTGAAAATACCAACATCGCGGCATGCGGCGGTATCGTGAATAATCGGCTTTTTCTTGCTCATTACAACTTACCCTTTTTTGATAGGTATTTGTGCATGTCTGGGCCAGTCTTCACTGCAAAGGCAGGCTCAGACTTATATATATCATAGCGCAATACTGAGTGATCCTTCATAAAGTGCGTCTGATCGAATGTCTCTATTATGAATGCGTCTCGCTTGTTTGATTCGGGATTTGTGCGGATTACTCTCCCAACCCGCTGAAGCGCCTTGGCGGTACTCTTGCCACCAGCGCACGGGATGAGCGCATCGAGCTCCTTAATATCTACGCCTTGGTCATAGATGGTGCTGGCAACCAGGATATCGATAAGGCCGGCTCGGTAGTCATCTCGTATTTTTTCTCTCTCCGAGGCTCGCATTCGTCCATTGACAAGTCTTACTCGAATATCCGCAGGCATCTTCTCAATTAACCTCTCGCCGTGAGAGATTTCGCGATAAAGCATTAGTGGTCGACGACCCATCTCTAGTAGCTTTAAAGTGTTACTAACGAGCATGCCGTCCCTTACATCATTGTCATTAATGTATTTCTTCTTAACATCTCGCCACTGCTTTTCTATAAATGACTCATATTTGGGTATATCTCTAAAGATAATCTTTGGCTGTGCAAGATAGCCCTTCTCAATTAATTCGGATGCAGTGATGTCGCATATTCGCGGTCCAAAAGCAGCCTCGAGGAGAATATCATCTCCTGATGTTCTCCATGGTGTTGCTGTAAATCCAAGACGGTATGAGGCGTCCTTGCTTTCGCGCAAAATGAGGCGTATGGACTGGGCTGCTGCAAACTGCGCTTCATCAAGAATTATTACTTTAGATGAGTGTATTGCATCAAGTATGTCCCGTTTCTGCTTTTCATTTGGCGTCCAGCGCTCAACGTCTTCTTCATCAAGTGCCTTGATTGCCTGACCGCATGCCGTGCCAGCTGTCCATACACTGCATACATTTATTTTTCGTATCTCGCATTTCCCACCGCCTATTATGCCGACATCAAGGCCTGTGGCGTCCGCGATAGTTTCATGCATTTGATTTAGCAGCTCCAAACTGACTACGTATACCATTGTCGGTAGATTCAGTTGCCCTACGATATTAGCTATCGCATAAGTCTTTCCGGAGCCGGTGGGCGATTTTATCATACCACGCTTTTTATCTAGGGCCATGTCCGTTATTCGAATCTGGTGGGGGTAGAGCTTTGGGCCCAGATACGGAGCCGGTTTGAGGCGCTCCTCATAGCGTATATTGTTTACTATCTCAACTTCAATTCCAAATCCCCTAAGTGCCGTATGTACCTTTTCTACCAGTCCAGATGGGAATTTGAGAGTGCGTGTAAGAAGTCGATTTTTACCGTCCCACCCGCCTGTTTTATATTGCAGTTGGAATTTATAACCGGGCTCAGAGTATGATAATAGATCAGATATCGCATCTATTATTTCAAGTTGCGTTAGACCTTCAATTTGAGTATAGACTGAACTTACTATTAGTTTAACCACATTGCCTGGCCAATTAAGACACATAAGGGCCATATTTCAGGCCCCTCCGTGTTGGGTTGTAACGCAGCTGTTTAGCGGCGCCTATCTAAAATGTCCTTGCGTGAAGCTGAGATTAGCTTGCCAACAGCGCTTTTGTTTTTGCGTATCTTGTCAAGCATCTTATCTGCCGCAGTGGTAGTTCTATCTTTGTTTAGTCCGACATTCATCTTGTCTGCAGACATCTTCTTCTTGTCTACTAGGGCAGACATGTGGCGATCTGCTTCCTTCTTGAGCGAATCAACGCGCTCGCGCGGGAGCCCCATTCCACTGAATATGAAGTAGATCTGTATATCATCATTATCTGATGGAACTTGGTATATGCCCTTGAATACGCGAGCTGAGCTGTACTCATCTGCAATGAACTTAAATATGAATGAAATCGACTGTGTCGGCACTCTATCTAGCACCTCTTGGCGCGCAGTTACGAGAATGCCGACGCTTTGAGCTTCTTTGAGGTCAAAGCCGCTGGCCAATAGACCATGCTCGAGATTGTCGGAGATTGCGGACACTAGAGCAAGGTCATTGCTCTCATACTCATCTCTTGAAATACGATTGGAGCCGAAGAGTACGCAATTGCCTGCTTCCAGCAGTGATTTTGCTAAATCCATCGGATCAAGAGATTCTAGATTTGATGGTTGTGAGGCTAGAGCATTAAACATATGCAGAGGCTCAACAATAGCGTTGTTGGCGACTTTCCAGAATTGAGCAGGGCCCAGATTTGAGTAGGCGAGCTCAATTTTGGCATTATCCACGAGAACTAGCGAATTAATTACCTCTTTCGAGGCCATGTCCGCCATCTCGGATAGCACCTGTACAGCATTGAATTTAGACTGACTGTCGTCCGTTGAGCCGGGCAGTACCAGCATTACTATTACTGGCTTTCCAAATGTCGCAAGCAGGCTTGCAATTGTACTGGCGCTTCCTGCGCCGGTACCGCCGCCAGCCGATGCACACAATACAAGTACGTCAGCCTCTGCAATATGCTCGGTAATGAATGTTTTGACATGTTCAAAGTTGTCTTCTATGGCAGCACGAGCTACTTCCAAATCCTTACCTGTTCCGCCAAGGGAGTAGTTCATGAAGAATTTGCGACCCTCAGGAATTTCCAGCAGCTCAAGATCCTGCTTTGCGGTATTTACAGCGCAAACGTCGTACCCAAGGTCATAAAAGACCTTGGCTAACTTGCCGCCGGCCTGACCGGAGCCGATTACACCAAAACGAAGAGACACTCGCCTCTCAACTGTTTTTGGCTTTGGCTGCTCGGTACCAGAAGACTCGCGCTGGGCCTTCTTTTGCTCTAGGAATTTTTCAAAATCCTGATTTCTAATTGCTTCTTTTGTTGGGTCTGTCATCTCTGGTCTCCCGTGACTTAATAGTATTTTTAGTTGTTCATTTTCTTTTATTATTTGAGCTTCGGACTTGATGTACGTAGTACGGGTGTCCTCATCAATTATTACAACTCTAGACGACTTATTTTCACTCATTGCGCGCCTCATTTGAAGCCCAGGTATTCACAGCATGCCACGACAGCGTATGCTCCAAGGCTTCTCTGAGTTCATATTTTGAGTTCCACCCCATAGCCTGTAGCCTGTCACAGTTGGCTGGGGTAAATTCATGCTTTGCAATGTCAATTGGAAGCCCTTCTGAAATCCTCTGTAGGCCCATCATAATCTCATACTCGCTCGCAACCCTACCCGAGGCAGCAAAGTACTCTCCGCTCATACTGCCGGAGTTTAACAGAAGCTCGGCAGACGATAATAGGTCTTTTATATATAACCATTCTCTGGGCGTATTTGAGGCTGCCTCTGTGTTGGGCCACTTACTTGCAATAATGCGACCCATTGCCGCGGTGAGCGGATCGCCGTCCTCCTGACGTGGACCATATATTCGGCATGTGCGCAAAATGCTTGTCGTATCCATATTGCTATCTGATTTGCAAATTTCAACGCCATAACGATACGATTCATTTCTATCCTCTGACCATGAATCCGGCACTAGGTAGAGCACATGCGCGCCAAATTCTTTGGCACTAGCAATGGTCCGTACAAGGGATTGGTGATACGTGCTGCGCTCTGGGGTTTTGCAGAAAACCACCTGGGAGGGGCGCTCTAATTCAAATAACTTCCTGGTTATATGTGGGTCGCTCATTTGTGTAAGGTAAAATTTGTGCCTCTCCCCTCTTTTATGCGAGAGCGCAAAGTGTAGATTTCGCAAATCTCGCTCTACACGCAAATCATCTACTGTGACTAGCGTATGTTGCGTGTTTTGCAGCAGGGATGCTGCTAGACTTGCGCCTAGACCCGAGGCGGCTCCAACAATCAAAATCTTAGACACTCTAGCTCCTATTTTGTAAACCTTGCCTCTTCTAAGAATTGAGGTCGGGTGGGACGGAGGATATTTGCCGGTATATATCCCCGCTTTTCATTGATTAATACATCGAGGGTCTGCTCAAACGTAGTTCCTTGGATTGATGCTGCGTAAATATCTGCAGCGCCCGATGCCCGCGCAAGGTGTAAGCCGGGGTCGCTAACGCTAAGGCCGTATGGGATTCTGGCATCTGCGCCAAATATATCGGAGGCAACAATGTTCATAGGCTGCCATACTAAAACATATGAAGAGTGATACTTTGCTATCTTTTTTAGCATATCGATCTCAGGCTGAGTAACGCAAAGTATTGATGATTGGTAGCTACTATAGATTGTCAGATCCAAAACCCCATCAACATGCGGATCTGTTCGCTGAGATATGAATATGTCTGGTGTGACGCAGAATTGCGCCGCCCGCTCACCAACAGCAATGACTACATCAAAAAATGCTCTCAAAGTCTTATAGCTTATTGCGGGAAGGCGATTGTCTAAGACGAGGACACGCCGCCCGTCCATTGAGTGCTGTAGTGCGGAAACATTTACAGCCGAGCTGTGATTTCCAAAGAGATTATTTTTGTTCATGCCATTCTTTAAGTAAATCGCTAAGATCTGCACCAGATACTACATCTGTGAGAAGCGCATCTAACATAGCAATACTGGACTTGGTTTCAAACCTAAGGTCTTGTATTCCATCATATATATAGTATGGACCTTCATTAGTATTGTTTATCGACTCCCATGCAATACTCTTAATTAACTCCGCCTGCTTTTCAGCATAATTCCTATATCTGTATAAATTGGCTATAGTGTGAAATGGTAGGACTGAAACTTCAATCCCTGCAGGGTATCCAACCGTATGTACTGGTGCGAGAGTCTCTGCATGCCTCATAATACACTCTTTGATTAGTCCAGGGGGCGTAAGTGCCGCGTCAGCCCGGACAATACAAAGTGAAGTCAGTCCAAATTTAATACACGCCTCATATGCTTTTCCTACCCAGTCTTTCTTATCTGAGAAATGCAACTTAACCCTCTCATCTGACTGAATAAGTGTTTTATCTAGTGCTGCTGAATTAAATGCCGTGCCGTTAACCTGCGCCATATCTTTATAGTCGAGACACACAACTATCTTATGTGCAACCTCAACATCAGTTACTGCTAAAATCGTATGCTCCAATATGGTCTTACCAGCTGCCCTGTAAAGAAGCTTCCACTCCCACATTGGATCTCGCAGGCTCCCCAAAATGACGACGCCAATCATCGGAGCCTCTCGAAAAATTCCTTGATAGTTAAAGAGAATATTGACTCATCTTTGTATTTACCTTTAATGAAGACGGACCGGCGCCGAATACCTTCAGCAGTGAAGCCATTGGCATCTAATACTTCTGCTATATCATTGGTGCTCACAGCGCTTATCCACACCTTATTTAGACACAACTCTCTAAATGCATAGTCCAAAAGAGTTTTGAATGCATGCTGGGAGGCAGGATGATCTTGCAGTGTGCTTTTGTGTCCATCCTTATCTACCATTATGAATATCAGCCGACCATGGCGAGAGGCCCAATCTATATCAGTAATTCCACATATTCCAACAAGCCAACTGCGACTTGCTGAAGAGCTGTCTGACTTAGATACTCTTATAGCAAACATATGTTTATCTGTGTGCAGTATACGCTCATACCACTCAGAAAAGTTCATATCATTAAATTCAGAACGCTCATCCATAAGTAGGTTGAATCCAGAATTTATGATATTCTTCACTGAGTTAATGTCGGATCGATCGATCTGAGATAATTCTACATGAAGATCACTCATTTTTAAACTCATTTTGGAATATGGACATCTCTACCACATGAACATATTTTCCATCTAAATAGTAGTGCTGTCTTTTACGCACCTCAATATTACCACCTAGGAAAATATGGTCTTTGATAGCCTCGCTACGATCGTATATTATGTCTGCAGTGAGTTTATTGCAGTTATATGTGTCGAATAAATCTGACAATACTCTGCGTATTATCATCCGGCGATCGGCATCTGTAGAAAATATTATTGAATATTTCAGAACACGACTTATCCAATTTATACTATGTACCTTGATAAAGGCTACGGGGTTTCCATCTTCAGACAGGATTACGCGCCAGGAGCCCAGCTCCCCCTCGATCTCATCCATTGTCCGCTTATGCTTGTCGTACAACACATAGTCATGCTCTTTTCTATTGATTGCAACAACTATATTGGATATGTGTATCTTTTCTGCCTTACTTGCTCTCAGCATTACTAAGTCCCTCTTGCACCGGGATTGTCGTACAGTCCCGTACGCTACTGCATACTATTTTTGTGCCAGAGTAGGTCCATTTTACAATTTTGAATACGCCATCAGGTCTTTTGTGAATCTTCTTCTTCAATAATCCTCCCTGTTGATTTTGCAAGTGCCAAAATCTTGTCTAGTGCAAGATTCCAGGTATATTGGGGCGCAGTTTTAGCCATTTCAGGCTTCATCTTAATACACACATCGCTATAATTTTCATAAACATACCGCAACTTCTCGCCAAAATCCACAGGGTCAGGATTTCCCGTAGTTGCACCTGGGGTTACACCCCAGTATTGCTCTTGCGGAAGAGCTTTTCTTACACCGCAACGCGTAAGTATAGAGTTGGAATCATTTAAGAAATCTAGTTGGCCGCCGAAACGGGGGGCTACAACCGGCAAGCCGCAGGAGAGTGCCTCTAAGAAGGGCATCCCCCACCCTTCAGATGCAGTCATAAGCGCAAATGCATTGCAGGCCGTATATAGGGATGCCATGTTATCCACTTTCTTATTGACTATACAGATTTCTGGCATCATTTTACCATATTTCTTAGACAATTGATTTAACTTCGGTCTCAAGTCAACCTCGAAGGGCTTGACTTGCTCTCCATTTTTGAATATTTTAGTTTTAAGAACCAGGCACACATCGTCATCTACAGCAAATGTTTTACAAAATACATCTAGTAGGGCAGGCAATTGTTTTCTGTAGTGCGGGGCTGCAACGCATAGAAATTTGAATTTCTTTTGTGTTGGAAGCTCTGCAGGCGGCGCTGATGGGTTAAATAGACCCAGATCTATTCCGTGATGTACGACGTGTATCTTTTCCGAGGGGCATCCGTTGCGGCGGAACATGTCGGCAACATAGTTGCTGGATGGAAGCACGAAATCAACTAGGTGGTAGAATTTTTTCCAGCCTGCAGGCATATGACTTGATTCATAGTCGTATAGTGCCATCTTAACTTTTGATGATGTTAAGAATCTTTGTTGGAAATTCTGTGGTACAGTGAATACTATATCGATATCATATGGTATTCCCTTCCTTATCATATGTCGTTCTGATAGCATCGCATCGGAATTCCTCTTTTCATTCCAATACATCATCCCATTAGTACCATTTGTTGATATGAAATCTACCGCATGACCGCGAAGCTCCGCAGCGTGCAGTAATTCCTCCATAACCACAGACCATGATAGGTCTGCGGCTCCCCAGGTAAAACTTCGTATCCTCATTGTCACCTATTCTTGACAGTTGCTTGGTGTTGATGTTCGCTGAGCTTCATAGCTGGTTTCTGCTTCTTTTGGACCTTTTGTTTTTTATTATTCGATCCAAGCAGTGAGGCCAGGCCTGCGATAGTTACGCATGCAATGGCTAGGCGTGCAATGCTTTCCGTGGCTGGGGTACTATCACTATCCTCTCTGGGCGACAGGTCGTCTTCTGACATATCTAGGACGGAGTAAAGCATAACCTCGGCGCCCGCGCGGCGGGCCTCTTCTATGAATTCCTGCTGCAAATGCAACGTATATTCGTCTGTATATAGCTCTCTTGGATCCCACATTGCAATGATGAACTTGGAGATTTCCTCTCCGAATGCGCCAGCATGTACATCCAATTTTACTGAACGAATGCCTCCGACCATATAGCCGTTATAGTGCACACTCGTCTTGCCCATAGAAGCATCTAGCGCCATTTTAATCTCGATATTATTGCCCAGCTTCATTCTTTACCTCATTATATCAAAAGATCTGCAATTTGAGATGAGGTTACTTTGGTTACCGCGTCTTTAAATCCGGCTTTCTTAAGACTTACGGAAATAACTATTCTTGTGCGCAACTGCGGGAGAGCACTGCTCTCTTTTATATTCTTGCAGTGTAGACGCAATAGCCCAGTTGAGTGGTCAATGTAAGTACCAATGATCTCATCTGATATAAAATACCCGTCGTTATAGTCGTAGCCATCTAGATCCTTAGAGAAAGAGCTTATGGCAACTTCAAATCTAACTTGATTATCTGCAATGGCAGATGAGGCCACATAAGTGCCATCAGAGAAACGCATCTTACCCAAGACAAGTGACGAGAATATATTGATCTCGCCAACAGTATCACCTGTCGGCAATTCCAATTCGATAATGTTCTTTTCAAAATCCAGAGTATGCACGGAGCCATCAAGATGCTTAATATCTCCAGTCAGATACACATCTCCTGGTATAAATGCACTGTTTAGGCCGCCATTCTCAGGGGAGCTCTGCAAGTCTGAGAGATCGAAATCTATAAATGTCGTCGTGACAAATCTACGCAGATCAAGCACTTCGATACTATCACAATCCCATGTTGGCACGAAGTTTATTTGGAACGTTATAGGCGAGAATGATGTGTTGTTTACAAGAGTTGTGTCCTCGCTATGGATTGCTAGTGTCGACTCTGCTGTTGTTGTCAGTTTTGAAAATTGATTAAATAGCGGCTCAACCGTCAGTCTAACGCGCGTAAACGATGAGCCAGCAGTGAAGCCTGTGCCATTATTAAGGTATTGCGTTAGCTCATACCCATCATCGGCGGCCGTGACGTAACCATCGCCCGACACATCAGCGCGCAGCAGCTCAGCTACGCTTACGGCCCCATTTAGCACAGCCTGTAGTTGAGTTGATGGCGAGACCGTGCCCTGATTAAGATTGGGGGCATACCCATCCAACTCAACCAGACGAGCCGCATCTTCTAAGCTGATTACGCCGTCGCCATCCAGATCACCGTAAATATCAGTGAGGATTTCCTGCTTTATTATCCTATATTTCTTAGTTGGTTGCAATGTGTTTGGGATAATGGTTGACCCAACCACGTTTTGAACCAACAAGTCTGATCCCGGATTGATGATATCAAGCGTGTTGTTGATCGCCAAAGCCGGGTAGAGCAGACTTCCAGATATTTGTGGATTGTTTTTCGGATTTCTGTCGCGCATTCTACCTAAAAGTAGTGGCTTGAGTCCGGAATCTAGGAGATCGCTTACACTGTCTTGCTCGAGTGCGGATATTAGGGCTACATCCGTTTGGCGGGATGCCTGGCTGTCGCCCGTCTTTGGATGTGCTATTATGTCAGAATATTCTTCTGTATTCTGAAGAATGATATAATTCTCCGCATCTTCGGAAGTATTAACTAGCGGTATGTTATCTGCAAACCGCTGTACCGTTACCGCGTTATTGTCTAGCTCGGTTTTTGGTTCAGCGATTCGAATGCCGGCATCATATGCAATACCGCTGGCGGCAAAGGCCCCGGCCGTCCATACCTGGAACCACATTGACTTGTCTGCTACATCCGTCCAAACTCCGGTATCAAATACGCTAAGGCGCAGGTCTGCGTTAGAATTGCGCGCTTCTGGAGTAACAAGCGTGCCAGTCGCAGTAGATCCTAGACGACGTATCGTGATGGCGTAGAATTGCCCGTCTACCAGCCCACTAAGAGTGGGATTGCCTAGTTTTGTACCTGAAAATACAACGTCAATTATCTTATAATTTGTATCTAGTACAATCCCTTGATTAAGCAGATCATTCTGAGTTAGTGTAATTGTCTCTATTGAGTTTACATCTGGATCGAATGCTATCTCCGTGTCTGGCAGATAATCCGTCGAAACCGAAGCTGTATCAAGAAGTGGTCTGAGGCCAACCTCTAGCGAGCCGCTCCATGATGTGCCGGAAGATAGTGCAAATGCTAGCGATATTTTCTGTATGTTATTGCCGCGCATCTTGAACTTCTGCGCGAGCATAAACGCAGTGTCGGCACCTTGGGTAAATTCGCGTGTAGTCGCCGTTGTAGTGTTAACGTTAAGATCGTCTATATCATTCGCTGGCCCCAGTGCCGCCACGAGTTCCTCATGAAGGCTCTTGGCTACTTCGGATGTTTTAAAGTATGCAAGGCGTAGATCGGGTTCTGCTATCTGCTCGGCTGCGATACATCCGCGATCAAGTCGAAATGATGAGGCCTCGGTAAGAATGAGTCTTCCGCCTACATCAAAACACCCATAGCCATCAATAGATGTATTTTGATTTCCACGTAAATTTTGTGTTAGAATATTCGTAACTTCAATAAAGTGATTTCTAGTTATCTTGGACACGTTGTCATTTAATTCAACCATCTCATAAATCAAGCTGTTGTCGAAAGTTTTGCCTAATATTAGAACTGATGTTTTCAGGATGCCATCAACTCTTGCATCTGACAGGGTCACGGCCAATTGATTGCCCCCAACCCTGTCTGTGCACAGATACGGCGAGCTTAGCAAGCCCTGTCCGTCAAACGTATTAAGTGCCTCAAGCCCTTGCTGAAATGCGTCGAGTGAATCACTGTCAAAAATGACGGGCTCTTCCGGAAAGTCAAGCTGAATTCCGCTTCCGGCGACGGTGCTGGCGAGGGCTGCGGTGTTTTTGAGGTGAAATTCCTGCTCAGTTTGCAGGTCATCCTTGCTTACCTGCATAAAATCGAAGAAATTGTTACGTTTTAGTAATTCAATAGTCATAATCCCTCTTTACTCCACAAAATTAACATATGCCCGTGTATGTGCCGGCTTAATTCTACCAATTAGACTCTCGATGAGGGTCATGGCAATGGCATTATTCATAATTACATCAAATGAGTCTACAACGTTAACATCAAAGCTGGACAGGTGCGTGCTGCGAGACAGCAGGTTTGATAGGAATTCCGTTTCAACAACATTCTTATCAAAATCATATATAGCTGTAGTTAATGTATCTTCTATTACAGGCGATGCCGCTTCAAGATTCGACTGATAGTTAAGATCTAGACTCTGCCCCGCTACTACAGATGGTTGACGATCACGCAAGGAGAATCTAACATTATCCATTCTAGCCATTGCATTACCGGTACCCTCATAAGAGTTGCCTAGCGTAATATTTGCAAGAGTATCTTTAATATCTATATTTGTAGTCATGAAGTTTGAGTCAATTACGCCACTTGATCCGTAAGTGACTCCGATACCGTAGTTGAGGCCGGGCGAACCCCAGGTGATGACACCGCCCTCTACCCCGTCTACCCATAGACGCATACGATCCTTATTATCCTGATTATTTACATTGTACGTAGCCATTACGCGGTGCCACGTATTTCTAGCCCAACCTATAGGATAGGATATAAGGCTGGTTGATACCGATGAGCGTATTTCGAAATTAAGGTACCCGTACCCATCCTTGTATATAGATATACGATCGCCAAGAGCATCTATTGGTGTGTATGCTACACTGACCAACGTATTCTGGGTTGGAAGCGCCTGTTTGAGCGTGATCGTTTTGCCGTCCAAGCCTAGTTTACTGTCTTGAGCATAATCTACGCCTGAACCGGTGTCGGTTACAAGACGAATGCTGTTAATGCTTCGGGCACGATTAATCAACTTGATGGTGTTCCTGGTGATTGAAGTCACCTGTACGGACTGCATGGATGTAATATCCACATAGTATCGTGTGTTTTCCATATCATCATATACGTCAATTGCTGGGCTTATCCAGAATTCTATTGTGCCAGCATCCTGACGTATTATACCATCATCATTAGAGAATATTACAGGCTTTTCACCAGTCAGAACAATGCAGTCTCCAAATGATGCATTGACACTGCGACTATTGGTTAAATATTTTCGATTATATGTCTTATATGTATCAGATGAATTCAATTGGTTATCATCGAATTGTAATAGAAGTAGCGTTTGAGGTGTTGGGGCGGCCGGTGTGGGCTCCAGATAATATCTTGTTATCGACTTCTCATCGGCAGGGGGCTCCTCGCCCGCGCGCACGTCCATAAGCATTTCATTTAACATGTGCACTTCATCTATAGTGCCGTTAAGTGCATTATTACCATTTATATCTGTACCTATACACAGCTTTCCTTTAGAATCCAACTCTATTGTTAGTGGAGTAGGGTATTCTATCAAATAGAATGTTGGCTCAAGATTGAATGGCAGACCGCCGCTACCAAAAATGAGCAGGCGGAAGTTTCCGTTATAGTAACTCAGTATTTGAGCATAGTCTCCATTATTTTCTGAGCGTGTAAGCGATACATCTTCAACGATCTCCACAGCGCCCAGGGATTCGTACCCATCAAAACCATTAAATGTAAACGCTATAGTGCTGATGGATGTGAAGTAATTTGTTGTTACAAAATTTCCATATCCAGTAAATGTTACAGTTTCAGCTAATGGTCCAAAACCAAAAACAGTGCCCGTAATTACCGCCTGATTAATGGAGCTGAAGTTTATGTTGTTTGTGCCATGTAGAGTCAAGCGCAGACGTTTTCCGGCTACAGTATTAGATGGCTGCGGTACAGAGGCGAATGTGCCTGTAATTGTCGTCCCCGATTGGACAAAGTATCCATCAGTTATATAACCATCAGAATTATCTTCTATAGAAATGCGATCAAATATATATTTGTATATATCAACGTTCAAAAGCGACTGTGGCGGAATAAAGTTTGTTTTTAATCGATTATCTGATGTATATTTATATATCTTATCTCTGATGCGACCACGCGTCAATCCCAATGTATTGACGAAAACACGATCACCTACCGATACGCCTGAATTAATTTTGAGAATATTGGAGCCTGCTGTACGAGATACTGTGTATTGCGGATTGGTCGCGCCTAGGCCACGTAACTCTATTGGCTCACCGCCCGCAGACTGTGTATATACAGCGAATGGCTCGAGATCAATATCCGCTGTCACTGAGAGAGAGAGCTGATTTGCTGTCCAATTCACATTAGATAATGAAAGTGTAAGTGGAGAGGCTAGAGTTACCTGCGTCTGACTCAATATACTGGTGATTGTGTGTGGGCTCGCCGCGCCATCGCTGGTCGGGTCTAGAATGACAAGCTGATCTCCGATATTAATACCGTTCGTGATAAACGCTGCCGAAGAAGACGTAAATATGTTTGACGCTGCGACAGTTACGCCGTCGGCGCCGCCAATTGTATTTTGCGTGGCAGAGCTTAATATTTCTTCTGTCGCATTTGTACGATAGAGATCAGTGCCTAGGATTGGTGCAGGTTTACCACCGAACTTCCAATTGTTTGCTACTTCTTGACCATCAATAAATAGATGCATCTCGTCAATGCTATCTGCCGAATTAAATCTCCAAGAGAGTGCAACCTGATGATCTTCTCCTGCTAGCCAACTCTGAATATTCGCAGAAATGGCATATGCTCGTGGGCGGGCCGGTCGTGTGCGCCCATTTTTATCAAAAACTCTGCCGACAATATAACCTGAACCATCTTTAAATAGAGAAATTCTATTATGAGTGGTACTTAGGCCTGTATCAAAAATGTAGTGTATGTTGTCAGATGAAAGGTCTATACCGTCAGACAATAGATATCCGTCTACACCATCATATCCGTCGATAGTTGTGGAGAATTTTATATAGTTATCTGTAGTATAGAAAGCGTCAGACACCTCATTGATAAATAGGTTGCTGTCATATCCATCAGTTATATTGTAGAATTGGCCTGTTGTTGTGATTTCTGTAGTAAAGTCTACACCGTCACTCGCCCAAGCCTGCCAGCGCATCTTCCAACGATTTTCTATATCATCATACCATATAAAATATCCCTTATCAGTACTTATATTATATGGCCTTCCAATTGGACTATTGGGGTATGGGTCAAAACGTGATACTGTAAACGGCATTCCTAATGGATTGAATGCTGTTTCACCTATAAAGATGTCTCCTAATGACAGCGAGTAGCCGTCATTAAGACCATAATTGTAGAACCAATTCATCCCATCATATCCGTCGTAGCCGTCGCCTATCGCATAACCATCTTGTGTTATATGGAAGGTGAGTGAGGCGTCGTTGTCTAGACCCCGCCAGTCTGGCGCCAGAGTTGTAATAAATGTGCCTTCACGGTGTGAGACGTATGCTTCTGCCGGGTATTCTATCAAATCCCCATCGGCTATATGCGCACCGATATTGCGGCCTGCAGGACGGTATTCTACACTCCCGCCAGTGCGCGGTGGGGCGAGGTATAGGTTGTCACGATCGGCAGTCCATTCGTTGAAATCCAGCTCGCGTATAACCGGGTCAACCTTAGTAATGCTTGATACCATCTTTGTGATAGCAGCGTTCGTCGGGCCCGTTAGGAATGCCTGAAGGGCGCCGATTACGGCACTGCGATACATCTCTCGGTCAAAGCTAAGATCGAATGTGGTGAGTTCCGGAATTTGTGTGAGGCTACCAAAGTTAGCCAATAGCGCTTGGCGTAATGCACCATAACGATATGTGACGTAGTACTCGTCACCATATGACAGGGTGTCACTTATGCTAAAATCTAGTTCATTATCTCCATATTCATAGCTAACAATTAAACTGTCATAGACATAATCATAGTTAAAGAATAGATTTCCAACATCGTAATCTATTAACAATGCATCCCCCGCCGTGAGTGTTGCCACAAGCGGATTTCGCATTGTAATCGTGTTGCCACTAAATGTGTCGACTGACGGGTCATAGTAATTTACCAGCTGATGTGCCGGGAGTGTCTGTAATTCGTTTATAGAATAAATACCATTGATGCTACGTATGTCAAAATTAGTTGCTGCCGTATATCCATCAGAAAAATCAATATCGAATAGTGACCATTGTACTGATTTATCACTATCGGTAAATGGAAGATCTACTACAACTGTGTTGGTGGACAGGACTGCTGTGATTTGTCTATCGAAATCATCTGGAAATCTAATGTAGTGATACCCGTCCGCATGCGAGTTGGAGAATGCGGCGTCCAGAGCCACAAATGTTGTCGATCCAACAGTTCTCTGCCCCTCAACTCCATGCTGTTTCAGACCCAGTATGCTCAACTTATTTGTATTATTTGATAGGAATCTTTCTCCAGCTGGAAGAAGCGAGTTAACATCTACATAATCTGATGTATTTGAAAAATTTGCAATGTCATATATTGATTCTGTTACGTTGGTTAGTTTGTATGAGACGCTATTGACACCAGATATCCGTGGGCGCTGCGTGTAGTGGCGCGCGTGGGCGTAGTTAATCTCTCCAAATAGTTCATTATCGACATCTGTACGTAGATATACTGAGCCAGATTCATAATCTATTAAATAGTATCCATCTGAACTTAGCTTTAGCAAGTTTGCTGATAATGTTTGAAGTGCACCATCGTAGAAAAATTCAGATTGGAATATATCTGTGTTTGTAAAAGAGACTGATGAGTTTACCGGCGAACCTATGTACTTTCCAGTGGCAGAGACAATTTTTGAATTTTTGAGTTCGAACTTAACTATTTTACTAGTTAATGAAGTCGATACGACTTCGGATACAATTAGATTCTCACCAACAACCCTCTCAAAATCAGCAAATTCATTCTCGACTGTTTGAATTCTAGGCAGTTGTGAGCCGGATATCTGAATCATATAATCATTGAATCTATTAATCAGATATCTCTCACCAGTAGTTTCGTTGTATACACGAAACGCATTTGTTATTGGATAATGCTTTGTGATGATCTTATTTGCAGATAGTAGTCTGTTTTCTACCAGCTCATCTATAACTTCCTTATGTACTAGAGCTAGATAATCTGTGCCCTCGGCTAGGACAAACTCGTAGTCGAATGTAATTTTTGTATTAGTCAGTCCAATTAGATTTCGCAGTGAAATCGCAGCTAGTTCATCGGTATCGGGCTCGAATGTATAGTCTATTCCGCTAATGAAATATTTTCGATACGTATAATTTGCTACCGGCGGCACTCCGCCTGTACCATTATTTGTTGTAGCGCCATATACGAAGACCTGACCGGTTTCGTAATTAATGCTGTATTCGCCAGGAGCTGATGGGAGGCGAGCCTGATCATAAGCTATTTCTTTATTGAACGCTGGGTGAGTTGTGGTGTAAGGAATGCCCGATGGTGGATTTGGATCTAGAAATACCACTCCAGCACTGGTTGCGACCACATCTGAGCTGGTTACAATTGGGGCATAATTTAGGAAAAATGTATTCTGAAGAGCTCCTATCGGTTCACGCACTACGCTATTTAATTGTGTAACTGAAACTGTATCTGAATTAACATTAACGCCATTATGTATGTATGAATATGATACGACCAGCGTGTCTGTGGGCTGTGGTTCTGGAAAATATCCATCTAGTATTGCTGCTTCAGATAACTTAAATTGTCTATTTGACAATGTTTGTAGCGACGTGGCATATTGAGTATCATATCTATTGTTCAATACTGAGTACTTATATCTAGGAATATCATATATGTACTCATTGAAATTAGAATCAATGAGTTTTATAGCATGTATTTGCGCTATATTTGACTTTGATAGTGTTATTATAGTATTTTCGAATGAGTTTGATACAGTTTCAGTGTTGGAAACGTTTTCCTCTTCAATATATACTGACCTAAGTGAGATCGGATCTGGCGGAAAGGACGATATGACGGGGTTCGCCTTGTAATAATCATCGCCAAGGAGATTTTGGGCAACACTGGGATCGAATAGTATTGATTTTGTAACCTCTGTGCCCTCGGGAGTTGTTGCTACGCGCAAGACCTCGAAAGCACCTTCGTTATTGAGGCGATCTGTCGCCGAATAGCCGCGTTTTTTGATTTCATTGTCTACTTGAACAGATAGGTAGTTTGCATTTCCAGTTTCAAAAATATCGTGGCGTGCTAGCGACAGCTGTTCGGCCATATTTGCAATATGGTTTCTTACCGGAGTGGGCGATTCGACATCATAAACATCGGGCATATCATCTAGCATTTGCGTGCGGAGAGCATTCTCATCCTCAATGCCGATAAAAATGTATTTATTACTATCACCATCTTCCTGTAGTATGTCATTATTTATACTTGTGAATGGCTGAGATGGCGTGGACTTAAATACTGCAGAATACAATACTAATGGAAATTGCGGAGAAGTGTTTACTGTCAAAACATCGCCAGATACCTCCACTGACTTAACCGTGAGGGCCGGGATGTTGGCAATATTGGATTCAATCGCAACATTTGCGATGCCTATGGCGCTACTGAGATCATCTGAAAACTGTGCCTGTATTTGTGTAGATGATCTGTTTAAAAATCTGCGTATTCTAAGGGTCATTTATTACCTACTATCTTCAACTATAGATACTTCGCCCGGTACTATATATTGATTCCTATCCGCCGATATACTTTTCACTACACCTGTCTTACCTGATAAGTTAAATTTTGTAATCACTACCCTGTCCACTCCTGCAACCTGATATGCGGCACTAATGAGATCGGAGGCATCAAGCGTAGTATTTAGACCAGTTGCTGTTGTAAATACTGTTAACGTCTGCTCGACGGACTGGAGAATACTGGATGTGTTTGCCACAGCGTTGCTAGCAACCACAATCTTCATACCTATGTCCACCACAAGTGCAGATGCCTGCTTTACTAGCACATCTGCGGTTACAGGTCTTACCTTTTCAATGGCAAAAGTAGAGTCAGTAATAAGTTTATTGTAATTGTACTTTAATGTTATTCTCTCGCCTTCTTTTGGGGCTGTATAGGTGTACGTAGTGAGGTACCCAGTACCCGAGATGGGCTGATTCATTCCAGTTATTGTAATGTTGCCTGAAACAATACCGGAGGTATTTGTAAACCCGCTAGCTACGGCAATTGATGATACGTACGCGTACTTATATTTAGATACATACACGCCTGAGGCGCCGGCCACAAGGCTTTCCGAGTTGTTTGTATCACAGTAGTAGTAGACAACGCGTAGCTTTTGGCCTGTGGTAAATGAGTTATCTAGGTTGCTCTGCGTCTCCGACAAAGATATTTGCGTACGCGATAACAGGCTATTTACGAAACCTGTACCGTCAGAATATCTATTATCTAACAGCTCATAATTTAATGTATCGAATGAGAAATCTACGCTGCTCACGGTGTCATTTGCGACCGTAACTCTCTCCACCGATTCAAGTCTTGCAACAAATCCGCTCGCTGGAATATTTGACAATCCAAGTGAGTTTAATATACTTGATTGTAGATCTAGCGCTAAACCATTCTGCGTGACAGTTACAATGTCCTCAACCTTTTGCAAGGTATGTCCTATAATTGTTAGCCTTCCTCGACTTGGTGTGCCTTGTAGATTAATTCGCAGATATGATGGCGCATATCTTAAATTACGCACTATAGTTGAGCCAGAGTAAAGATTGGTTATAGGCTGTATGCCTGATGTTATGAGCGCTACAGTAAATGCATTTTGATTTCCTGTTGCCGGTAGCGACAGGAGTGATGTTGTCGGAAGTATAGAGGTTATGTCTGCCACGTAACTTACGTACATGGTCGTGCCTATCGGTAAATCGCTTACATTTGGCAGCTTAACCTGTGTACCTGTGAATGTACCAAGATCATATCCGTCTGGAGAAAACCGGTCTGTAACATTATACTTTACCGTGGCGGCGGCGCCAAGTGGCAGAGTCGTGTCTGTAGGTAGCGTAATTTCACTACCAGTATAAGAGCCATTGCTTAGCTTTGTATAGAACACCTCTTTATTGACATCATCTACGATGCTTAATATGTTAACAATCGGCGTAGAGACTGTTATCTTACCGCCCACATTTGCGGATACCTCTTCCTGTATCGTACTTACATCTATAACTCGCGATACTGGATGAGTGACCGTAACATAGTAACCGTCAACCGTGGAGTATAGGAGGAGTTCTTCTTCAAGTTCTACTCTGTTTGAGAAGCCCCAATCTATGGAATCCTGCACTGTTCTGAAGTTACTTAATGCGGATAGGTCATCAAAATCAATATCTGGATCATATATATTATCCCATAGATAACTTACTTCTATATTGTCAGTTGCTACAGGAAGAGTATTTCCAGCAATCGTAATTCTGCCTGTGGTATTAGCCTCGCCTACCGCGCCATCTGGATTAGAATTCGAGACGGTATATCTCTCACCGGTTGTGGCATTGTAGACGCGATCAACCGCTATTATTGGGACGTGTTGTAGGGTTAGCGTTGCTCGATCCGTAGAGGAGAGTGTAGCTGCTTCATTCTTGAGTGTTATTTGCTGGTGGATATTTGGAAATGATTGTACATCACTAAATGTTGTGGCGTCTTGGCCATTAAAGATGCCCTTTATGATCACTTCATCTTCCAATTTTATATTGTTACTTATCCATCGTAATTTATCAAATCCGAATGGACTGCTACCAAAAGCTCCGGTATCAGCTACGAGCTCGAAATTGCCAACCTCATTGCCGCTCTCATCAATATACTTCTGAATGAAATTAGCGCCTGATGAACCGCCACTTACAGAAAGTATCTCTAGAACCGGCTGTAGCGGAAGCGTGCCTGCACGAATCGATTCCCGACGGCGCTGCTGGAAGTTGAGAGCAGTACTTATACCGCGCTGCCCTAAAATATAGTCATTTTTAGCATCTGTAGGGTCGCCTTTCCCACTAAGGTCTTTGTATATATATGACTCTATTGCCTCTTCTGTGGCCTGACCCTGAATATAGAGATCTACTTTGCCGCCCGTGCCGGGGTCTACAACAATCTTCTTGCCGGAAGAGTCCACTGAAACTTGAGTGCCGTCACGGGTCATGAGGGGATCTCCAGGTTCTACGGCTAAAACATCTACAACTCTGGTATCGGCTCTTAGTGTATTGATGTAACCCAGCGCCGTTCCTATATTTGAGCCGGCAAAGATGCTGAGTATCCTAGCCCTGAAAGTAGCATCGCTTTCAACATTGGCACCGCCAGAAAATGTCTCAAGATTTGTAACTGCAGAAATTCCTGGCACACTGGCACTTGTCAGAGAATATTTGCTTATATTGCCGGCAGCACCTGGACTTACTGCCTCAACTGGCACCTCTATAGCATATTCATCGGTAATTCCTGCAGTATCCAATTCTAATCGCAGTCTGGAAGCATTTGCCGCATATACTCCCGAATTAGATACGGACATCGTAGCTGCTATCATAGTACGGAATCGTACGCCACTGCGTGAGGTGACTGCCGTATTTGCAGGTATAGCGATATCTGAATCTAGTGCTGTAGCCGTGAATACGGCTACTCCGCTTGCAGCGGCCCCACCGCCTCGTGTGGCGGAAAAGTTTGATGCCAAACGATCTAGACTGGAGCCCGTCGCGGTCGCGTAGGATTGTAGATTTGCTATGCTGCGCAAGTCGGCGTATAGGCGCGAAATCTCCTGTGCTGCAGGGTCTACAGCCACATCGCGAAAAACCGTACCTGGCTTTGTGTCTGCATTCGGCTGCAATAGCCTTATATTATCCAACATTGAAAGTATAATGCTATCTAAACTTCTGAAATTAGCCATTTACGTTCCTATATCTGTATATCAAAGACTTCACGGATAACGCTTCCCTTTTTCGTTGTGACATCAATAACAATGTTATATTGCCGTGCATCATAAAGACTTCGCTGTACCTTTACATTCAATATTTGACTTAGCTGCTCATTTGGCGTTAGGTACTGTCCGTCTTTCAGCTGTAGTGCCTGGAGTTTCATCAAATTCGTCAAACAGAAATTTACAGCATCAGCTACCTCTGTTTCTAGAATATTAAATGGCATTGCTTTGCCGATCACTCTGTCCCCCAACGGGCTCCCATACCACGGATTAAGTGCGGAGCTGCCTTGAGAGGTTAGAAGTATCTTTACGATATCTTGTTTTAGCTTGTCTTCATTGAAGATACGCTGAAGGGCGCCGTCGGAGCCGAAGCTGAAAGAGCCGTTGACTAGTTTAAGATCAAATGACATGCACTCATTGAGTTTTTGCCTCGGCTGAAGCGAATCCTTCTGCTATATTAAACGCTTCTATAACCTTCTCCTCTAGTGCCTTGAGCGACTCGGCCACCGTTGCGGGAGTGGTGTTGAAGAGAGCCTCAATAGTGGAGTCGGGCGGGCGGAAAAACTCATCCTCCTTAAGTCGCTTTTGTGCATCTTCGTTGAGCAGCCCCAGCAAATACTTCGTTTCAATGGCAAATAGGCCATAGATTATACATATAACATCAAATATTGATAGTCCGCTAAACTCCCCAGTATAGTACATAAGCTGCTGTTTTAGCTGCTCAACCCTAGTCAACTTCTCGTCCTTTTCGTGCTGCTTTTCTTGTAATTTTCTATTTAACTCTTCAACTTCATATGTTATTAGGCTGTTTAGCTGTGCCACTAGCACGTCTGGTACAATATTTGAGGTGCTTACTCCGTGTTCCAATCTACGTATTTCCTCGCGGCGCTTTACCTGCTCGGTTGGCAACATAAAAGCTATAGCATTCTGGTTGGCGATTTCCGCCTTTATTAAAGCTATTTCTTGATCTAGGGCGTAAATTTTTGTCTCGGCCTTAATTGTGGTACTCTGAGCCGAGCGCATTTGTGGATTCGATACTGGGGTAGGGACAAATGCAATCTGAGTAGATAGCCCCTGCACCTCTTTGCGCGCCTCTTCGAATTTAGTGGCTAGACTCTTTAATATTTGCAGTAGCTTTGTAAGTATTGCCAAATCAACGAATGTGAATTGAGCCTCTTTAACACTAACTCCAGATGCTGATATTAAGCTTTGCAGCTGTGCCTTAAGCTTCTCAACTCCCTCTGTGTTATTTATAGTCTTGACACGCATATAGAATATGTTATCTATTAGCGGCCTTGATAAGCGGGCCTTGCTTCCCATTGGTATGTAATCTTCGCCATTTATGGTGTGCTGAAACGATGGCGCAAGCCTTCGGGTTAGCGGAAAAACCGGCACGGCAGCATCGACTACTAGTGGAAATAGCGATGTGCGCTTAGAATTTGATTTTACGCCTGCAGATATATTTTCTGGCTTAAACATAAATTCAGCGAATCTAGCAGGATCTGGCGGCTCCACAAGCCTGCCATTTCTTTCACGTATCTGTAGAAATACTTCTCGATCCAGCTCCTCACTATTATATAGTGAGTGGAAATAATTTAGAGTTCCATCTTGTGATATGTATGTCTTGAATTCCCCGTCTCTGCGATGCTGATGTACAAATGCCGGATCTGTGGCAGCCGGCAACCCGATCATTCTATAGAAGGCATTAAGCTTCGTTTCGCCTATACCTCCGGGCGAAACCGGAGCTGCTGCGACAAGCTCATTGTATTTTGCAGATACCTGAGAACGATAAATGTCTATAATTGAGTATAGCTGCTCTGCAAATGTAAGAGCATCAAAGTTAGAGCTTTCATTTTCGACATCGTTCTGTATATGCTCCGCCATTATGGCCTCCTGCGACCGCCAGAAGACTGCACATATTGCCTCTCGCGACGGCGACGTGGGTATTGTCCTGCCGGTTCTACAAACTCGACATTTAGAACCTTACTTACAATATTTGTTCCATCAAATATCCCTGGCGAAATACACTCTTGATTACCAACTAGAAATGACGCTGTAATTTCTGCCGTACCGGAAGATGTTGACGTAAAAGATGCTTTGTATGTCGAGTCTGCTGTATCAAACACAACTGGTCCGACTGTGCCCATGGACGCTGTAAACACAACCTGAAAATTTGTATTGGGCAACTGTGCATCTATGAGATTTGCGCCACTACGTTCGTTAATCCGCAACGACAGCTGTGCGCTGTCGGAGCCGTCGGCAACAACATATACTTTAGATACTTCAAATACACTTGAGGTTTTTGAGGCTCCGATACATACAACATCTTGATAAAATGATGTTAGGTCTGATAGGTATGCTGTTATTGCATCATTGACATCTTGCGTTGCATCATATGTCGGATCAGCTGCTAGCCGATCGTGTATGTCATTTAGGGTCTCCTCTAGCGCATCTGGACGAGGGAATCTGCGTCCAACCTTGGTAATTACCGCGTCTAGGGCACGAGCTCCGCCTGAACCTCCCGAGTCCTGATTTGCATTATTGCTTGCAGCAAATTGCACTGCCTGCACCTCATCCATGCAGCCTAGGCTGATGAGATTGCTTAGGAGCAATTGTGTTTCATCTGGGACTATTTCAAAAGAAACAACATCGTCAACTGTTAGACCGCTGGCCTTGAATGTTACCGTTCCTACCGTCACATCTGTAACCGGATACAGGGTTCCATCTACCAATATGCGTATGGTCGCAGGCTCTCTATTAGCCGCACTGTCTTCCGATGTGGGCTTCAGTTTGGATGAATCTATAATGTATTTTTTTAAGTCATTGACTTCGGGATGAGATGGTACAGACAATACCGTTGCCTCGGGAATGATGGTAATCGTAAATCCATCCACCGGTTCGAAGCTAATGCCGGCTTGCGAGGATAGGATTGTACCCGAGCCGGACGGAGGATCTTTGATTATTGGCGGACAGCTATCAGGATTGCAGCAATCGGCCTCTGTGGCGCAGAAGAATTGTGCGCTGAGGCCCATGAAGAAGTCCAGCATATCAAGGATGAATGTCAGCGGTGCTAGAGCACCGACCTCATTCAAAAATAGCTGTAACAGCTGACAGATGCGCTGCGCACATCCATCGACGGCTGCGAAGTTGCCACTTGCTACATCTGCGGGTATTTTGTTTCCGCATTCTATAATCTGCTCAATTATTGGGATTAATGCCGACAGCATTGCCATTATTATGGCAATGACTAGTTTTATGATATCTATTATGAATAGGATGGTTGCCAGTGGAGGAAGTAGTGCTATTACTGGTGGTATTATGTTGAGAAATAGCTCTATGATACTTTCTATTACTGGTATTGGGTTAAAGAGCGCGCATATTATATCTAATATGCCGCGAATTAAATCTAGTATGATGAATATGGGGGCAAATCCCGACATCACGGATCCTATTGGTCCCATAATTGTCGTTAGCAATTCATTTATTGACTTATACGGCTCTCCCGTCGGCTTAATCTTGCCTCCGCCAGGAAATTGCATCTGCAGCAATTTCTCATTTGTCATTGCCTTCTTATCTGCCGGCTGAAAACCAGTATTAAATGGAGGATAGAAATTTTCACCAAATGCTGCCATTACAGCAGCATTGAATGGGTTAATTGGTCCGACTGGAATGCAACCCGGCATTACTTAATCTCCATACCAGTAGGCAGCAGAAGTCTCTGGCCATCTTTGCCATAAAATGCAATGGCTGACCCAGAGAGCAGGGTTTGACCCTCTGCTGTAAGCTTCAGATCGCCACCAGATTTTACCTCAATATCGGTATCTGGGGCACTTTCCAAATGTATCCCTTCACTATCCAACGTGATCACATGAAATCCTGCAGTTCCGCTATCTGCGCTCTTGACTTTCACGAATATTTTTACAACCGGGCTATCATTTGGACTATCATTTACCGCAGAATCTCCGCCCACCTGAACATAAACGTTTCCGTCCATCTGCGAAATGACGCTGTGGCTATTCCTGTCCATGCCTATTCTTGATATTACAGAGCCGTAAGTGTCTATCACTACAGACTTATTATCTGCGGCGTCTCTTCCGATATTAAGCTCGAGGCTTCCATCTAAATTTGCGTGCACACTGCGGCCTCCGGCATTCGCTTCAGAGTCTGTAGTAGAATTTTTCAATTTTGATGTTATAATGTCGCCAAGATGAGCTTCTGGAACGGTATTTAATATGTCATGATATGCTGTCTTGTATGCAAATCTATTTTTTGATAATATATCTGTCGGGGCATAGGATGGGTCTAGCTCTATGCCACCTCCTGCACCGAATCCAAACTGTTGTATATCCACACGATTTTTATCTCTGAATTGACCATTATTTCTCGTGGCTTCAGATGAGGTGTCGTATGAATTTATAAATCTGCTTAGTAAAGGTATGTTGCCGGTATTCGACGACGCTGGGATGTTGACTTTGAGCAGGCCTTCGCCATCAATATCTACGGAGAATCTAGAGTGTGAATACCCGACACCGTCAGTCGCATCCGGGTCGTCAAGCGTATCTAGTCGCGGCGGCACTGCAACCTGCTTAACTTTACGCGAGTTAAGTTCGAAGTGGTATTTGATTGACCTACGTAGAAGTGCTAGATTTTCTTCCAACACTTTGCCTGTGTTATCTTGTATTGGAAATAGGATTTTGTTTCTGTTTAGATCTAGTATATTTCCATATATATCTACCGTTGTACCTATAATATTCTCAAATAGAATATTTGGCAGATGCATGCCTAAATTCATAACATCGGTTCTTTGCATATCGCGACGTGATGGCTGATTTAGGAAGTCTCGGCTAGAATCAGCGGAGAGCCTTTCAACCTCCTTGCCGTAATCCTCGCTCATATCCTTCAGTGCATATTCGTATACCAGTGTACGGTGCTCTGCTAGCGCCGGGTTGCGAAAAGATATTGCCTCAGATGCCGTACTAGACTTTGTCGTTAGCGGTTGGGCCTGCATACTAGGATTTCTACCTATAGCTGATAATTCGTAATCGTAATCTATAGCAGTTAGCTTGTCGCTGTTCTGTTCTATGGCTCGCGGAGCTGGTCTCAAATCACGGAGTACAATGCCGCTAATGTGACGATACGCCTCAGTATTCTCGTATTTATTTCTAAAGTATTCAAGTGCGGTTTTTGTGCGCGCATTATGCTTTACAAAAGTATCCCCACCAGTTGTGAGTTCCAACCCATATTGGGTGAGTCGAACACGGCTACCTGCCAAACTCTGAAGGACAATATCTCCAGGACTTAGAGTGGGGTACTGCCGCTCATTGACGGTAATCGAGCTTATATCTGTGGTTCCGCCAAAATCAAGCTGCGAATAAGCTGATAGAGGAACCGTGCCGATCGGAACATGTTGGCTCATACCGGCATGCGTCATCATGATGCGCGTTTTCGAGGTTGGCCCCACAAAAATGCCCCATCCATTCGCCGCATATGGGTGCGGAGCATAAGTTGTAAACTTACGCGATGTATCCATATCGGTAAATCTATATACGATCTTATTTGTTTTAGGATCGTACGAATCAATAATAGCTGGTCTAGCCTGCAGTTTTGGCAACGGTGAATTCATTATGCGGTCTTCCCCATATCATCGTTTGGTACACCGAGTGATGCATCGAGCTCCCCGGCCTGCGCGGGAGCGATGTGCTGCCCCTGCGTTTGCTCGCCAGCAGAGTCGCCAGTCACGCTACGGTCTACAATTATTGCGATATCCAGTGCATTTACTGGCAGGCCGAGAGACTGCCCGCTAGGGTCAATAGAGTCACTCATCCATGCACGTTGAGATGGCATACGGCGATATTTGATATCATCATCAGTCAGTTTTCTATCTATCACAACTATTGCGCCGGGATCTGAGCCCTGTTTAAAATACTTTTCTTCTATTCTTTGAGGCGCTTCTTCGCTCTTATCATTAACTTGAGTGGCATCTATACTCAAAGAATCATTTAGAGGTATTGTTTCTTCAGGATATATTCCAGTAGTCATGACAGATCGAATTGCTGACATATATGCCTTGATTGTATCCTCCGTCGGCGTTACTACTGGTTTTCCATCTTGCCTGCGTCCAGTCAGCTTATTGATATCAGCAACCATAAAGCCTCGTATTTCTAATTTAATTGAAGCGCCTCCACTAGAACTTATGGTAGAGTGTGCTTTGATTATGGCATTTTTGATTTTTGAAGCATTTGTTTTAATGAAGTGCTGCATTGGCCCGTTATCGATATCGGGTGCCGGCGCTTCAGATGTTTTTATTGGGAAGTATAGTGTTTCTAATACCTTTACCTGTGCAGAGGCCGGAGGCGCACGGTTGACTCGCTGATTTAGTCCGCCGCGCGCGGCGTCAGCCAGGAGCGTTCTGCCTATAATATCAAATGGCTGAGGTATATATTGCCCTAGTGGGCGGCCGTATGCTAGCTGCAGCGTCGTCGTAAAACTATTAGATCTTAGATCTATGCTGTGATTTACTGATGTGATGTAATATAACATTTCTTTCGCTGCAATATATACAGTTTCTCCTACTTGATAGTGCTCATTCCCAACAATAGTGATAGATCCAGTATGTATCTGCCCTCTCTGCTGCATCAATCTCATTACAGCATATGGCGCGAGCTGTGTTTCTGGATTATTTAGATATGGTACCTTATCATCTGCAGCGTGCCTGTATCCGAACTGCCTCCATAGATCAAAATCCGATGCGCCCGCCCAGAAGGCCAACGGATTTCCTGTAACTATAGCCTCGCCCTGGCCAAGAAGATTTTCTGAGCCATACACATTAATGCGTGTGAAATCAGGCGGTTTAATTTCAAAATCCATGGAGAGGATTACATCATCTTCTATGACAAATCTTTTTCCAGAATTTCTACCAAAAGTATTTTGCAAGTCATTTATAACCATGTCTTGTATGAATTTTGGTATAAATGAAACTCTATCATTTCCAAAAATGGCGGCCGTATCTGACACCATAGAGCTAAAAAATGCTCCTATTAGTGCTCCAGGACCGTTAAAGGTGGCGGCACTGTCAATGCCGCTTTGCTGATCCAACAGCCTTACCGTGGCATTGATGAGAGTTTGTCGTTTGGAAACCCTGACCGATATTTCATTAGTTAACCTCAATCGTTCAGAGGCTGCATTGCCATTAGCATTTGTGTACTTATTTATTTCAGATAGTATTGCCGCGCGCTGCTCGATCGAGTCTGCAAAATACTCTTCTGCCGGATGGCCGGTAAGGCGACGCAGATCGTTGCGCACAGACATAACTTCCGTGATGATCTCATTCTCATTTAGTGACGTGGGCCACGCCTCGCTGTCTAGGTTTTCAAGAGCTAGATCCGTCTGAGTTCCCTCTGTGAATGCCGCATGCTCCAAACTGGCTTCGCGTAGAGCTACGTCATCTATTGCATATGTAACCAGCCCCGAACTTCCTGAGGGATACGCACGCGTAATATATTTTAGACCTGCCCCCAGGGCGCTGCCGTCCGCATAATCATTTAACTTATCTATGCCGCCCAAGAAAGCGACGCGTTCACGTATCTCTAGTTCAATAACAGTGAGTCTGTCTTTGTATGTTTGTGCTCTATTTTTTATCAGATTTTCTATGAATGGAGGTACTAAGCTAACTCCATCTGTCTGACCGAGCTGTATTAGACGCAGCATAAGTGATAGCGGTATTTTGTTATATTCTGGGGGTCTAAAATTTATATTACCTTGGCTATCAGCAAATAATTCAAAGTGCAGTACATTAGCAACTTCTTGCGCTATTTCTATCGGATGCTTATATGTGTTTTTGAATGGATCGAATCCCTGGTTGTCCTTTAAGTCCTGAACGAAACTTTGAATAGATAAATCTGTGCTATATCTATCTGATACAACAAAGAAATTGTTATCTTTATTGTATTTAACATCTTCTGGTTTCTTGAGTAGAATATATTGTACTCTTTTAGATGCTTGATTGTTTTCATCGTCTGTTAAGTGTTGAACTACATCATCTCCGAAAATTCTGACATCACCTACATTGCTCATAGTCGAATTTAGTCTTCGCAGAGCCGCTTCCGCTGCGACCTGTTCGGCTTGCAGCATCTTCAACTGCTCTTGTACTGCAATGCTGCCATCGACTAGCTTAACATTCGCTATCTTACCCTTAATGCCCGCCAATTGTCGCTGTAGGGCATTAATAGAGCCTACCGCGCGCGACACCTGCCGCTCGAAGGCTGCGGCCTGAGTGGCCCTTTCCCGATCGATGACTTCCGTTATAGCTGGAAGAAATCGCCCATTAGTTGGATTTGATTGTTCAAAAATATCGAATAAATGATCGAAGTAGGCGTTTGAACTACCCTCATTTGAAAGCGTGATTGAGCCCGAGTCAAGTGCAGCACGTATAAATGTATTGTAGTTGTATGGCTTTCCACATATAAGTATGCTGAGTATATCTGCTGCATCTAATTTAGCAAATACATTGTTAAGCACTGTGAGTCCATAATCTTGCTCAATTCCAGGCACTGAGGCGAATGTGTCTCCTAGTGGGCGATTGACGTTTATGTTTTGTGTAACAGTTAGAATACCGCGTTTCCACCGATACAGTAGTCCATTTACATGACGCAGTGTTTTGGTTCCGGCCTGCGTATTCTGGGATGTGTCTGAGCTGAGTTCTTCTGCAGTCAACACATCTTTGCCTAAGAAGGGATAGTCGTGGAATTTAACTACACCAGCCTCTATTCTCTTTATATTTTCAGGCAATAAGCTCGTACTCTCGACTAGACCTGTGGCAGGTTCGATCTTGATTTCATTTGGCGTCAGCGGATCTTCTAGCGCTCCCTGCAGTTGAGTCAATCCCGGTTGCGTATTTATGCGGGATATCTCCAAAAAATGCATATTGTCTTTCGCTCGTATATTAACAGCGTAAAATCCGTCCTCTGCGCGATAGCTGCTACTTACGCCGGAAATGATACCCTGCCATATCTGCGGCCCTGTACCGCGAAATACGTGCGGATTTCTCATGAGCTTGTATATCCACAGCGGTATATCTGGAGCTAGCCGTATGCGCTCCTGATCTATGAAATCATCACTGATGCGAGCCTTTGCATCCTCAAGGCCAAGCACTGAGGTGCTGACATTCTGCGCCAGTTGCGCTAGCGTAGTGTCGTAAAGCGGTGTTTCATCACGCGTAAAAGAGTTGGCGAAAACATGAATAGCATCCATATGCTGAATTATGTGATGCCCCACGAATTCCTGCCTCATCCGATCCAGCACATCGCTATTTAAGTTATTGAGCAATTGAAATTCATCTATAGCACGATCTTGTATAACCTTGTATTCTCTCAATAATTCAAATATTTGCTTAACTCTTATTTGCTCTGTTGCTGTAAAGCGCTGCTCTTCCGGGATGTTTGACTCTTGCGGACCCTGCCCTGAGGCAAACCCCCGACCCGCACGTAGATCGTTTACGAATCTGCGTGCATCGCTAACATCATCAGTGCCGTATACGAGATCATTTTCTGTGAATGGCTGATTTAGCGCTATTAGGGTAGCGGATACGTCGGTGTCTGTGCCAAATGGGAAATTAAAATTTATCTCACTAACACCGCGCGAGCGGCGAGAGGCATTTAGTTCTACATCTAGCTGCATAGCCTCATTTGCAATTTGCTTTGCTCTCTCTGTAATATATGATGGTATTCTTCCATTTTCCAGATATGCTTCTTTAAGAGCGCGATCTATATCATCTTCTGTTATTACTGATAGTCTATACGGGTCTTGTAACGTGATGTCGCATTTGCCTTCTCCAGTCGAGAGTGTGGTTGTGGTGGTTATGTTGGACATCATCGTGAATTCCATGACTCCGACACCCGGTCCCGTACCCCTCATATCACCAGCAAGGGGATCTACTATCCATGTTGTGAATTTATTTTGCTTGGCTTGCTCTGAGGCCTGCATTACTCTAAATAATTGCTGCAACCACGGCTGTGAAGCCATCATGTCTCTAATCATTTGACTTGATGCTCCAGCTAGTGATGTCTGTGTAGCTCCTAATAAATCTAGGGCTGAGGCATTTGCCAGGCCGATGGATGCTATATCAAATATTGCATTAAATAGATTTCCAAGAGCGCCTGATGCGTAGATGAAATCAGGATCTTCGATAATCTTGTCTACGAAAATTAGTGACTCATAAAATGCTATGTCTTCGCATTTTTTTCTGAACAACGTCTTAATGGCTCTTATATATAACTGCTCTTTTTCATCAAAATAATCTGGATCAAAGTTCTCTCTTAAAGTTGAGAACATCCTTTTTTTGATTACTACTGATGGCTGCACATCTTGCGAGAGAATTCGGCGTTTTGATGGAGCTACTACGTCAGAGATGTGGGAGCCAGCAAAAGATGTCCCGGGGACGCGCATTGTGCCGTCCTCTATAAATGAGTTTTGAAATACCCTTGCGCCCACAGCTTGCAGTACGCGGGTGAGCGTTGATTGTATCTGCCCGACAAATTCACCAGACCTATCTCCAATGATGTCTGGATAGCGCGACCTTGCAGTGTTAAATAAAATAGCCAAATACTACCTCTACCTTCGCAAATCCAACCCCTTAATATTTACACCATCTAGGCTGGCAGCGGCACCGCGCATATTATTGGCATCAAAAATATCCACAGATAAGGACATGTCCGCCCCTCCACTTCTCTCACCGGCCTGCTGGTTTACTTCCAGTATTGGCAGTGGCTGATCTAGTTCAGTGAAACTGTATGGGTTAGACGGACCCGCCGGTCCTTCTGGTTGTTTGTGCCATGGCATAAAGTTATGTCGAGATCCTTGACGCGCATATGCTACAAACTCTATGTCGTAATCGAACCACCCCAGCTTCTGCGTTGACTCAGTCACGTTAAAACTTTTGAAGTATCCACGATACAGAACTCCTTGAAAAAACATATCTATATTGGATGCCAGCGATGCTAGCGTGGGGCGCGGTCGATTAAGTCCATTAAATAGTTGCGATGTTATTTGTAATACATTTTGTCCAAATAGAAAGCCATTCCCTTCTGCGCTGCCAGAGTTGCCCAGGCCTGTGATGAAGCTGCCTATGGCTTGATCTAGCTGTACATTTGATAATTGCTCTTCTAGTGCCGCAGCTATACCTTCAAAGGCAAGCTGTTCAGATCTGTATATGGATTGCAGGATATTGATGCCCTCCATGCCCGCAGAGCCTGTCGTTCCATTTAATATAATTTGATCTAGGTTTTCACCGCCATACTGAACAACGAATCCGCCCTTGGTTCTCATATTCTGTATGATTTTTGAGCTCATGATTTTAATCTGTTGCGGATTTATATACATCTGTATGTAGCCCAAATGTGGCGTCCTCCAGGTCACCATCTCTCTGACAACTCTTCCTACGTGAGGACGATCTATGAGATTTAGTACCGAAGCATTAACTTTACCAGATGAGGCGCTGATCGATGCCGCTCGATTCGCAAGTAGCTCCGGATTTGCCAATGTAGGTTCTGGCGGAAATGGGTCTAATGGTTGAAATGCCATATGTGCTCCGATACTTTATGTTGCTACTGACTGCTTTATTTCTACTCGCAATTCTCTCTTAATTGAAGAAACCACCGCTTTTATACTATCTCCATCTATCTTAAACGATATTGGTATCTCCAACTGTTGAGCCTCAAATTGCAGCGCCGTGGGCCCCTGCCTGGTGGCTGTGGGCGGCGCTGTTGGCGCGGAGGGCGTCGGCGTTGTTACGGGCGTGTTTGGTGTGGGTACTGCGGGAGTTTGCAGTGATTCTACCTGCGGTGGAACCGGAGCTTGAGGCACCTGCAATACCGGAGTCTGCACTCCCTGTCCGGCATATCCTGCGGGTGATATGCCCATGTTGGCATAATCAAGCTGTAGACGGCCTACGTTCAATCCATAAGCGCTCTCCATCTGCCTGACACTTCTAGTTGGCAGCGTATTGTACTGTTCAATCTCTCTTCCAGTAGCGAATGGTAATTGCTGGCTTTCCCCTACAGTGCGGGTTGAAGCATACAGGAGTTGTGTGTCTCTTGCAACATCTGCTGTTGATGGAAAAAGCTTTGTGCGCAGCATGCTGCCTTTAGCCGCTCCACCTTCACCAATTATTAATTCTGGGGTAGCTAAAATTTGCTGGGCCGCGGCAAGGTCTGCATCCTCAGCAGCCATCGCGCCAGGCCGGGTGGTGGATTTGTCTACCACTACTTTGCCAACTGAAGATTTAACCTGATCAAAAATCACTCTTGCCGAATCTCGAATGGTATTTGCGGCTTGTTGATATGATGAGACCATCTTTCCCAAAGCCTCGGCTTCTTCTGCGCGCATTTTATTGACAAGCTGTTGCTTTACTCCAGTCTCCATATCTATTCTGGCTTGCCCAACTTCCATAAGTTGTTGACGACCTTGCTCTAGCGCTTGCGGGCCCGCAAAGACCTCAGTAGATCGCTCAATTTCCCCGCGTTGCATGATGCCCAGCATGGTATCTAATTTTCCAGTATCGCTCTGGCCTGTAATTGTTTGAAGCAACTGTCTTTGTAGGAGATATTGCGACTCTTGTCCGGTATCTAGCGCTTGGCGACGAGTTAGTATCTCGCCCCCTCCCATTTGCTCTAACTGTTCACGAATAGAGGTGAATATTTCGCCAGTTCTCCCTTCAGCAAGCGCTTGCTCTACTTCTAGACCAGCACCAATTGCTCCCCGGCCCTGACCTACTTGAGATTGCATTCCAAGAAATGCTTTTAGTCCAAAATTCATATCATGCAAATTGCGCACAGTATCTGTAAATAGCTCTTTGCCAAGCTCCTGCCTGCCTTCCCCTACAGATTTAACGAATGCATTGAAGGTATTTGATAAGCTTTCAACTGATGTGCCGTAATATCTAAGCTGTGAGGCTGAACCCATGACTGATTCGGATACGTTCCTCATCGATAGTCCGGTCCCTCTCTGCGCAAGAGATAGAGCTGCGAACAGTGTGCTTGTATCTGATGCGCTGCGACCTAGTTGACGTATATTCAGCTGTACATACTCACTAATCTTGCCCATTTCAAGGCCTGTAGCTTTTGATAATCTAATTGCAGCTGTCAGGCCATACATCCGTTCGCCTGTTGCGGTAGTGTCCCCACCCATTTTACCAAACACTTCGCTTACATCTATACCTGCGGCGGTTAGAGACCCCATAGAGGCACGTGTAGCTTCAACACTCATGCCCAACTGTTGCGCCGAGCGCGCAGAGTTGGTTAAAGCCTCCTCTACTCGGGTAGTAAATTCTTCGCTACCCAAACCTGCGGTTGCAAATGCGCCTCCAAGATCGACTATACCTGGAGCAATACCCTTCACTTGTGCAGTAATCTGAGATTCTAGTTTCTCTATCGGCTGAAGCAGCTCATCGACCAGCGGCGCGCCCAACTTAAACACCACCATCTCTGCCAAGTTTACACGATTTGCTGCGAGCAGGCGCTGTATTTCGCCATTCATTTTCGTAGCCTCTCCCGAGGCTACGCGATATGCATTTTCAAACTCTTCACCTAAAGCATCTGAATCGATACCTATTTCGCTTAAATCTATACCAAATGCTGACTGGGCTAATTTTTTAAGCTCATCACCAGCCTTGCCTGCAACGGTTGCTATATTTTTGAAAATAGTATTAGCATCCTCTTCTAAGTCGCTAAATGCAGATTTCAATTCGCCAACACTATCTTCCATGCCTGGAAATAGATCTACTTTGTCGCCTGCCACATCTCCCAATTTTTTAGCAAGCTCAACTATACGAGCCAGTATCTGCTCTACCGCCTGCAGCTTTGCAGGATCTGGTAGGTCTGGGTTTGTTGGATTCGTAGGATCAGCCATCGATCAACTCTTCCTTGGGTAGTTCCTTACCAAAGTGCCGCGCGAGAACATCAGTAAATACTTCGGGATCACTTTCGGGACGACTCTTCTTGCTTTCGCGTGCTTTCTGAACGCGCTCGACGCCCTCTGGATTCGAAAATGATGCTAAGTAATCTATGTACTCTATTGTTTTATTAGATGCTTCTTGCATATCCTGCTCTATCATGCAGGCATACCATTGTAATTCAAAAATGGGCAGAGAGGCGATCTTGGGATCGCTCACCGGGACTCCCCATGCTTTTGATAGCTCCCATCTGACCCGGTGAGTGGGGTCAGTGGTCAGCTCTTTAAAAAACTACGGCTAAACTCCTTCTCAACTTCGCGTTGTACGCTAGCAGAGAATGCCATGAGTGCCGTAACCATAAATGCAGGCCACCTCGACAGCTCGGAATACTTCCGCAACATTGGGTCTTTTATTGAATCTTGCCCAGTATAGAATTCCTCAAATGCAATGCCGTTAACAGATATCAGCGATGCAGCTAAACCCATAACTGAAGCTTGATAAGCCTCGGTGAGGTCTGCTTGTTGTAGCAAATCTAGTATTTTAGCATTATCATTAGATTTTAGAACTTTGAATCTAAACGTTAGCCCGCCATACTCAATATCCTTAGTCTGGTCTTGGCTAAGAAACATAAGCTTTTCAAATGCTATTTTCTTTTCTACCTCTTTTTTGAGGAGCGGGTCTTCCGGTAGAGAGGGTTCCTCTGGGGCGGAGGTTGAGGTCGGCGATTGAGCAGCTGCCTGCTCCACATCTGCCATTTGCTTGTCGAAAAGAGCGTCATCGTCATCCGGAGGGGCGACGGTATACACTTTGGGGGCCGACTGCGCTTCTGCCTGCTCTGAACCTGGGGCGTGGGTGAAATTTGACATGGACGGGTGTGTTATCTTCATCGCTATACTCCAAAAATAAATATGCCCTAGATATATACATCCAGGGCATACATTATGAGGCTATGAACCTAGATCAGCCGCCGCCGAAAATTGGGGCGTCATTGAGCAGCAGACCAAGTGATGCTGCATCAAGCGTACCTCTACGACCTACGTCAGTTGTGGTTTCAATGTTATAAGCCAGATTGCCAGCTCCAGGACCACCGAGATAACCGCTAAAGAAGTCGTCTCCGGGTAGGGCGGGGGAAGTAGTGCCGTTAGCGAAGTAGGTTACCACATCCTCAGGAATAATAGTAGCTTCTTGAGTGATAATGTATTCGCGTACCTGATAGCTGCCAGAAAGTTGTGTAAACCAGCAATTTTTGTACTCATGTATTACCATGCCTGGCGAGTTAGCGACGGGAGAGAAGTCGGGTGCTTCGCCGGCTTGCGCATACATTGTATCAAAAACCTTGATGGTGAACGGTATACGCTGTGACTTGATATTATGGAATGGACGCCCGAATGCCAACGGTAGGCTGAGGCCGTCAAACGTGATACGTGTAACGGTAAGCTCTACTTCTGGTGCGGAATTTGGCACGACTTCCAGGACGCCATCGAACCCAACTTCGCTGACACGTTGAACAGTACGATTCTGACGGATCGTCATGTTCTGAATAGCGCCGACCTTCTTGTTATCAACCTCTACCAGAATCTGGGTAGACAACGAAGTTGAGATGAATGTCTCAAGCCTCGAATTTGTATTTGGGTAAGCCATTTATCCTCTCCTCAATCCATTCTTAAATTAGATAGTAACAGTAACATCTACGAACACCCAGTTGATTGGCGTGGCCGGCGATATGGTTACGCTGACATCATACTGGCGAGGCTCAATCGGATTTCTCTTAACCAGTAGGTTAGAGAATCCGGTGAGCAGACCCTGTGTAACGAGCCCTTCGAGAGTATTCTTAACTGCCGAAGTTATCGATGGTATCGTAGTAGGTCCTGATACCGTACCTATGAATGGGGTCACTGCATTGCGAAGTGCGCGGGCTGTGGCGTCACGGATGTGGACGATTGAAATCTCTTCCTCTTCCGGGGCACCAGACTGCGTTGTCGTGAGGCCGTGCAGAATCTTACCTCCACCCGCGACAGGCTGAACTACGCAGACGCCCGCATCCGCAAGTTCATCGAGTGTCACCTGACGATACTGGCGATCGCGCAGGATATTGAAGCCTGCCAGAGTTTTGAATGTGACCGGCTGCGCAAAATCAGTCTGCGCAGCTAGGTGACCACCCAAGCATGCAGCCAGGTAGAAGCCGGGCAGCGTGGTGTTGCTACCATTTATGCTGCGAACAATCTGGTCTGGCGCCATATAGGTAACGCGGTAGGTATTACCAAAAGCCTCAGTAACCGAGTAGTTGGCTAGGTCTTCGATGTTGCCATCAAGCACCTCTTCCACATCATCACCCTGTATACCTTCTAGCAGACCAATATCTTCTACGGCAGCATCTTCACGGCCAATTAAATTATCCGGGGTAAGGCCGCTAGTGGCGCCGATTATGAGATTGCGCTCACGAGCATTTACGACGTTAGACATAACCTCGCAGTGCACTCGGGCGGCCTGGAAGATGTTTGAAATTGTGGCTGACGGAACTGGGACGAGCATCTGCAACTCAACAGTCTCGAGGGCTTCAAGAGCAGAGGTCCAGTTAGAATCAAAGAAATCTGCGTCCTTTTGATCTACGTAGGTGATACGGAGACCTTTGCCTGCCGTCATATAGTTAAGTACAATGTCATCTGTGAGACACAGGTACGTGCCCTTGTCTGCATTGTCAATTACGCGCCATTCAACATCAGAGAATTCGACGCCGGCAGTGTGCGTGCCAGAGGTGCGCTGAGCGGTAACTGTGCTATTGTCGCCATAGCCGTCGCCTACGCTGAGAATATTGTAGGTTGCTGCCAGGGCTGCTGGGGTGATAATCTGAATTTGCTTCAGGGTATCATCTTCGCCAGCATCAAGGAAATCTACCGAGAAGAATGCAGTATCTGACTGGAACGTGATCGCAGTTGCAGATGTCGTGATCACATAACCGTCGGTGCCGGAATCCTCGACTTCGGCAGCTTCAATCATCGTATAGGACTGCGAGAATGGGCCCTGTACGAAGTTTGCATAAGCATTTGCAATTGTGTTATATGATGGATTGTAAAAGGCCTCTTTTGAAAGCAGAAGTTGCTCTTCGGTGCCATCTGAAGAGACTACGAAGATGTGTACTTCAGTATCTCCATCTGGCTTAGCGCCGAGCGGGAGTGGGAAGATGCAATCTGTGCTTGCAGTGTTACCTGTAGCGCCCTCAACGTCGACCGTGAGAGGATTGTCCGCTGCTAGCAACTGAGCGCTGGTACGACGAGGTACTGGCGGCTTCGCCTGCAATGCAATTAGGCGTGGGGCGCCGTTCTCGAATGCCATCTGGGAGGCTAGTGACAGTGAGTTGGCAACCGACGGATCGCCGTGTTTTGCGAAGAGGGCTGGGCCATTATCGAAAATTTCGGGATCATTTAGATCTTGCTCTGCAATGTAACGGGCTACGAGATTGTCATTCTTAGCCAAGACGCCCGAGCCAACCTCAACGGAGAAGCGATCGCCAACATCGAAAGGCACAGCGCCTTCGGAGATGGAGAAGCTCAATAAGCCATTGCTGTAGACTGCGCCATCAGACTTCCAACGTATTGGATTTCCGTTTGAATCTTTGATGACTCCACTAACAGAACCTGACAATGAAAAGGTGGCCTTGCCTGAAATAACCGCCCCATATCCATCACGTACTACCGCTATGCAGCGGAGAGTCCAGGTTTCGGCCGGAGCAGCGGTCTCCACCAGGGAGGCAGCCGTCAGATTTGGTTGACCATTACCCGCATTTGTGGTTGGGGCAGACCAGTACTGAGGTGAAGCAGTCGTGCCACCTTGGTTAACCAAGTAAGCTTGTTGTAGTTGTATACGACCCGTTGCGATCTCTACACGAGCATCATAGCGAGCATCGAATGGGTCAGTGTCAATCTGCGCTTCAAGAACACGCAGTGGCGAACCATTCTTAAGGAGGGTAACGCGATTTGAAACGAGATTGCTCTTTGAGATTTGAAAGTGGCGACCGTCGGGAGCATTTGAACCAGAGAAGTCGGGATTTACGCCGTCGGAGCCCGAGCCCGTAGCTGATTCGATCAGAGTTTCCTCGGCCTCACCCTCCCCAACTATGCACAAAAGTCTTGCGCCGGTGTTGCCGGCCACGGAACGAGATAGCGTCTTTGTACGTACAAAAACCCTCGGCTGGGTGCGCTGTGGAACGCCTGGGACGATATTTGCCATGAACAATCTCCTTAAGAACTGCCTAGATTATTATCTATATTCAGAAGCATATTAATTAGTAGAGAGCACAACTGTCTGTATATACTATGTTATGCTAATATCTCCGCCTAGTGCGACGGCGGGGATGTCTTCGGATGAGGCATCTACTTCGAAGCACAAGTGTATTCTATCTACAAGTGTTGTGATGGGTATTTCTCTTCTCCATTCTGAATATGTATTAACCGTTATGCTGGTGGAGAAAATTGGATCTGCTTCGCCGATATTCTCTTCGGACTGACCGGAGCTGCTGACGTTTTTTATGAATAGCCCACTCTGTCGAAGCATGGTCCTGTATGTATTTTGCAGCCCAACCAATATAAGATCTCCAATTGATAGAACATCTTCCTGGGAGCGTCCCAGAACTTTGATCTCAAATGACTGTTCCCAGGCACCGGCAAAAATGACGGCTGCAGGAGCATTTATGATAGATTGATTTCCATACCCATCCGTCACTTTTTGTGATGAGTAGGCTATTGTCTGCTCATTCTGATTGAATGATATGGGCGCATATGAGGTTGAGGCCGGGCGCACAGTTATTGCAGGCAAAAATGATATGTCCTGTCGGTGAGTGCTACCTATATATAGCCGGGTAGTTTTTTCGTTGATACGACCATCATCAGCAGATAGTCCCAGATTATTCGGCGTTTTTGGGAAACCGAATTTGTCAGTCACATATCTATATTCCCGATCTCGCTTAAACATCTCTCTAAGGATGTCGATAAGCAGGTTTCTGCCTGCCATCATAGCGGTATTGCGAACAATATTGTCCAGCTGATATATATCAGAGAAGACTATGTACCCGCTACCTATACTCATACTCACACATCCTGCGATGTCTGTCCTTCTATAACATCAAATAACTTGAACTGCGCCGGCTTATTGTCTAAAATTGCTTTTGAAATATACTTGCCTGGTCTTAACTGCGCCATCCATATGCCTGCGCGATTTGTAGTTGTTTCCTTGATTACTTTTTTATCCGCATTCATTATTTTAACGGATACACCATGTAGGGGCTTTCCATCCTCAGAAAGTATCTTGCCCTGCACCATAGCTCCTTTTTGGGCCGGCGACGTATCGGGCGGTAGGGCTATCTGCGGTTGAGTGGGCGGCTGTAACGGTGCGGGAGCGTGAGGCTCAGGGGCGCGTGTGGGGATTTGATGCTGAGCAGAGATGGCCTTCGAGAGCCCCGAGAAAACCTCGGCATTGACTTTTGCCTGCAGTAGTTTTATATTAGTGTCCATTACTGCAAGTTGCGCCTGCATCTTTGTTATCATTTCATACATTTCTTCTATCATTTGTATCGGTTCTTTCATAATGCTGTTCCTATGATGGTATTCCTGTTCCTGCGTGAATATTGTTGGCTGTAGTTGGACTGTCAGCGAGCACGCCTGCAACGGCAAGCACCCCGGATGAGGCGGTCCCTGACGTATTCCCCCATGCAAGTAGGTTGGTGCTGCCACCGGTAATCGCAAAGGGGCCGCCCGTTGCCGTCCATTGCAAGGCGCTGTTGAATGCTAGTAGACTTTGATTTGCAGCAGCAGCGAATACCGTCAATGACGATGGGAGGATAAATTGTGATGTAATATTCCCGATTATGACCAGTCTACCTAGATCATTTGCCGCAGTAGATGCTGCAAATGATATTGTATCAAACCTATTATTTGATATATTTACTTGTGACATTAGTTTTGGGAACGAAACAGTTCCCAGTCTGTTGCCTGAAATACTACTTAAGTTGAATGATCCTGTGCTGCTAAATGCTGAGAAGTCGACATCATCCAGTTTGTTGCCTGTCATGACCAATTCTGTCAGATCGCCATTGGCTGTAGATGAGGTAAATGATACATCTCGTCCTACATTACCGCTAATTGCCAGTCTCGCCATCCCTCTTGTGCCAGAATTAAATGCTATCGTACTTGCCGTATTGTTTCCATTTATTACAACATCCTGTATGGAATATATGACGGCGGCACCCCAAGCTTGCATGTCAATACCAACATTTTCCATTGTATTGTTATTTATACTTATATTTGCTAATGTTTCGCCATTTATAGAGAATGCATCAGATATCAAATTATTATAAATATGCAAATAGCTTATATTTGTGCCACTATTGACAGTGCCAAGCGCTAACTCACCAAGCACATTAGAGCTGATGTCTAAGTTTGTAAATGTTTTACTAGCTATTGATGAACCTCCTCGCGCCACAACCTGCGCTGCGCTATTTCCTCTTATGTTCAGACCCGTTACATCCGCACATTCGCCTATATCTGAAAACATCCAGATATATCCATCCACTGTATTCTCTATAATTGAGAGGTTTGCAATGCTATATGATGATGATCCCCCGATCTGCAGCCTAAATATCGGAATATCTCCGGTTTTATTGCGTGCTATTATTACATTGTTAAGCGCGCGAGTCTCTGCATCAAAACCGCTATTTTGAATTTTTAGGTTTCCGGTAATTATATTATCTGTAATATTGCAACCATCGATGCCATTTGAAGATAATGCTACTGCGTTAAATAGTGCAAGGTCTTGCTGAACGTCGTTGTGTGTTACTGTAAGGCCCGAGCTTCCCGTGATCGGGTATACGCTTAAGTTTGCTACATTATTGCCCTTAATTCTGGTGTTTAGGATTGTCCCGCTAAGTAATATGTCGAGGCCGTACGTCTGATTGTCCGAAATTAGGCAGTAGCTAGCGCCCGACGTGAATGACATGCCAACATCAGAATTCCCGGCAATGATGCAGCGATCCATACTCCCGGAGGTGGAGAGCGTCTTTTGTGAGAACTTATTTCCTATTACAGAAGTGTCGTTAATTGTCGTCGCCGCTGATAGCGAAACATCTGAGCCGAAATAGTTGTTCTCTATTATATTATTCCCAGTTGCAGATGAATATACAACATAGGTGCCTGCACCGGCCGAGGAGGCGCTTAATATGTTGTTTGATATAATAGACCGCTGCCATACAGCTGAACTTGAATTTGTTGCGCTAACAATCTTATTGTTAGATAATATTGAGTTGTATATATTGTTTCCAGTATTGAAGTACAGTGTTTCAATAACATTGCCATCGATAACACAATCCGTCAGTGTTGTTGAAACGTCAAATCTGAGCGCTGTCTGAATAATGTTGTCAGCTATTGAGCATAGAGACATCGGCATTTGTATTCTTAAGCTTGATCTCACATAATTACCAGATATTCTGATACGAGTTAGCGATGATGCTGCTGAGAACATTAAATCTGTACTTGTATCTAAATATGAGTTATTTGAAAATACGCTATTAGCTCCTAATCTTATTATAGTATTTGAATTTATTCCTGTTTCAAATACGTTATCTGTTATTATGAGCGGGCCCTTGTCAGCCGAGAATGTCATGGCCGTCTGCCCCTCAAATGAGTTGCCGGTTATAAATATAGGCTCCGTACCCCCACCATCCTCGCTAAAGTCAATGCCGCAGCCATTAGTGGCGGTGCCTGTAAAAATATTCCCTGTAATAGTAATTCTTCCGGCTTTTTGATCTATAAGCAATTTTCTAACAAAATAGTTGTTTGCAATAGTAATGACAGATTCTCTATTTGATGCACTAGAATTTACGTATACATTAAACCCTATCGCAGCGTCTACGAATGTGTTTCCGGAAATTTCTCTCGCTAGCCGAGCGGCGCCAGCAGGTGTTGCGTCAAATTGTGCAGAAGAGAGGCCGGTGTTGCCACATACCATACCGCTGGTACCGGTGATACCTAAATTCAAGCCGGTCATTGAGCCGCGATTGTTTAGAAATTTTGTCAGAGAAGCGTTTATGATTGTGTTGTTTGAAAAATTACAGTCGTCAAACACGCAATTATCTACATTTAATAGGTGTTCCGTGGAATTGCAGTGAAAAAGTTTCGCTGTTCCGCTAAGCACTACGCTGTAAAATGTGCTATTTGATATGGTTGCGTCAGTTTCCGGAGCGACTGGCGAGCCTGCAGTTATTATATTACCTGATGATGCTACAACATTCGTGAAGGAGCTAGCGGTGATGTTTATGTTGCCAAGTAAAATGAGCGTTTTAGCTACTCCGTCCCCATAGAAATTACACCCGGTAATACTCAAAGCACCCGCTTTAGACCATAGCTGTCCGAAATTGCCGCTTGGCCGGAAGGATGTATTTGCGATCGAGCTGCTGGGTGTGCTTGCGTCATTGCATGTGAGAGATAGCGATGAAGAACGTATATCACATCCCATCATTTTGACAATATTAATGTAAGATGAGATCGATGATGTGCTGCTAAAGATACATGAGTCAAATATCACAGTGCCTATTGATGTTAGCGAGAATGCACCGTCAAATGTCACATTTCGAAACGTGATGACCGAGTTCGATGCCGGATTTCCAACAACAGTTCCAGATATGCGCACTGAGTCTAGTATAACAGAGTTGCATGTATTATTGATTTGCAGAGATGCAATATGCGCCCGGCTCCTATTTGGCGTAGTATTGGATTCTATTCTTATATCTGAATTTACTTCAATATTACCTACCGAACCCGAGATCAGCAGTGAGTAGTCCTTGCTTCCGGCTGAAATTGTAATTGGATAGGTTGTGTCGTTTGATACTACCCTGAGGTTTAGGTTGTCGTCAAACGGCGTGCTGTTTATATGTTGCTCGGCAGCCTCATACGATGCAAATGTGCCAATTCTCCTGTTTGTAGTATCTAATATAAAGTCTAACTTATAATCAATTTCATTGATAAAATATCTTACATCAATTAAAGATAGTGGGTTTGGCCCGGAGCCTGTATGCGTGACTATTGCCAGAGGCGCTATTCTGCCAGCATATCCGTCTATCACTTCTGCAAATGATAATTTGCCATCATATATAGTGTTGCCAATCTCTAGATATTGCAGCGTTCCTAGATGCGTTGCATAAACGCAGTATGATGCAGCTGCTTGCGGAAAGAATATTGGTTGCGTTGGGATGTCTGAACGTACGCCGTTCACATACGCAGTGCCGCCACGGAACAGCACCCCGTATACGTTGCTGCCCAGACCTGTAATGCTCTCGGCATCTGTGTAGTTAATTGTTATGGCATCAAATCCCGACACCACGCCATCTGCCCGCAGCTCTCTTAGCGGCAACTCTGAATACGCCTGCACTACATCTTCGCGCAGTTCATCTAACCCGGTCGTACCAAACAATCGCCGATCAGTGATTGATTTGAGAGTAATTGTCCCATCAAACCACACCGAGCATAGCTCTAGCACCTCCTCTTCTAGAGAGTGCGGGTATACGTTAAGAGATATAGTGCCTGTGCCTACAATTGGGCTTTGAATTGCTATAGTTGCTGTAGCTGCGTACGATGCATCGCGCAGCGTGATTGAGCCAGAAAAATCATTAGGCACAATGTTCGCAGCATTGCTACCGAATGCCAATGCTCTACCACCAGCTACTGCCGCAACCGTGAGTGCGTCTGTGCCTGCAGCAAAGTTATCTGAAATGTCAATTATGCGGACGCTGTTGGTAACATTTGTAACCTGTGCGTAATCCGCCCTGAGTACATATCCGGCTCTGCCCCGCACATCATAATACATTTCAACAAGTGTGTGGCTAGTATAATTTTGAATATCATCCAGAGGCACCGCATCATGTAGCACCTCTATACTAACTCCATTTTCTGTAGTTATGCCGGCATTCTTATGAATCGTCACGCTAGATGCGTTGACGCCGGTGATGAAATATGTGCCTAGCTCAGAAGTGTTTGTATGTGTTTTAAGGTGCAGGAGGTGCCCAACCTTCACCCCCAATGCTAGGGGGTTTTCTCCATTTGGAAATGTAAATACCTGCCCCATCACATTTGCAGTGGTGGTCAGGATAGATGCAACGTCGTATAACCTCTCGCCATTCACATAGAATGAAGCCGACTGTGTTGGGTATATTTTAATGTCGTCGACTGCAGCGCCGTAGCCGTCCAAACCAAGTACGTATAGGGTGTTTGGCGCGGAGAGGCTTGAGTCAATTTTCAAATAGTAATCGTCCGACCCTGCCCAGTTGTGCGAAAGAAGCAGCTCTTCGCCGACCTTATATGCTGCAACGGGGAATGCATTTCCATCTGTACGATTTTGCAGTACATGATTTAATCTTTCAACTAATGAATCTATCGTCGGTGGAGACATGACCGTAAAATTACGGTCATAGTGAAGATTGTCTATCGTAATCGTCCGACTTAATCCAGGTCCTACACCCAATTCTATTCCGAGGACGTGTGTTGGATCTATAAATCTAGTATTTAACCCCAGCGATAGTACCTTTGCTGCATTTGAACGGGATACCTGTATACTATCAACCCTTATATCGGATTGATGTATGGTGGGGGCCATATTGCCCTTCAGTGTTGATGTGGAGCTGGGTGTAAAGATCGCTGCATCAGCATACCCGTCATACGGGATATGCTCAGCCAGTGATATCTGGTTTGACGTAAGCGCCGGCCTTGAGCCTATGGCAGCTCTAGGCCCTATTCCTTCAATAGTAAATACCCCAATAGCAGCAGACGGCGCAAAGAACCTCACCACATCTCCTGGTGAGATGCCGAATGCATTGACTGAATAACCATCGAATTGCACAGTTCGTCTATCTGACAATATATATGACTGAACTGTGCTCCCGTATGTAGGTGGAAGCAGTTGTCTGTTTACACCATGCCCATTCCGTTCATTGGCAAAATTTGAAAATCCATTGGCATGCAAATCATCGCGGTGGGCGACGAAAAAAGTTTCCTCTAAGGTTTCAAGCTCACCGATTGCACCCTGCAAATCCGTGCTTGAGATTCTACTCAGCCCCGATGTGTCTAGAGAGATTGCCGACGCAGGGTGAGCTCCTATTTTGTTGGTACTAGTGTGATCAAACAGCATGTCCTTGAGGGCAAAAATCGCTTGACTTACACTCACCACATTCAGCGGCGAAATGTTGGGGGGCGGAGTGGTTGGATATGCAGTCTCTAGCAGAATCTGGTATCCGTCATGCTTAAATCCTGCACCTGAAATATGTGTTAAGAAATTTGCAAGTATTAAGTTTACATTGTTCTGTAGCGCTGCTATGTCTATATCATTCGATGCTATTAGATTATATAGGTTCTGCGTAGAGTATACCAGATCTAGCTTCGACTCTTCTATGGCTGCCGTTGGCGCCACCATAGAATTTGTAATTGGCAGTGCGATCAGACCAGCTGCAACAAGCGCTGCAGACTTAAAGGTGCCATCCGGATTTAGCACAGCATCTAGGCGATCTTTAAGAGAGCGTTCTGTTCCTTGGACATCAGTACCCAGCGTTGCCTCAATAGCAAATATGGCCTCGCGTATTGCATTTATAGCCTCACTACCTATTTCGGTAATGTTATTTGTTACTCCAGGCAACTCAGCAGCAGTGTCGAGCTTTGATGGAAATGATGACATTTATAACACCTTAACAATATACTAGAATACCTATATTTCCTACCTGATTAGACGCGGCCGTGGACGATATTGTTACAAAATATTCGCGATTAGGGGATACGTATGGGTTTTCAGTAGGAGGGGTGTAAGCCGTTGCTGTAATTTGGAGTGCGCCTGTGCCGACGTTTGACACGGCGCCTGATAGTGCTATGGCCGGCGTTCCTACACCTATGTCGCGCGCCCAGAGCTGTGCGGTTAACGAAGCGTTGACTGAGCAATTAGCATAAATCGTGCATGATACTATAGTAGATCCTATCTGTAGATTATTAAGCGGCACGGCTAAACCCGAAGTGGTGCCTGAAGAGGTGAGGTAGCGCCCGCCTGTATTTAGTGCCCACGCACTTGTTGCAAAGGCCCCAGAGCTAGTATTGTATGAAAGCCCGTCTAATGCAGAGTACATTTGAAGAAATTCTGCATTTTTGTTATTGATTATATATACATCTTTAGTAGAATTTGATAATATTTTTCTGGCGCCGGGCGCCGCTGTATTTCCTACTATATTGCCATTCACAGATATATTTGTGAGTAGCGAGCCGCTAATATTTATTGAGGCAGTGGTTGGTGATGATGCTGAGGCGTTTATTAAATTATTGTGTATGTGTGTAGAGTGTTTTTCATTAAGTATAACATTGCCTGTTGATATGAGATTTGAGTTAAATGTATTTCCGTATATGTTAGTACGCGTACCCGTAGAGCTATGAGGTTCGAGATACATAAGATTTATACATGGTGATCTTGGAGATATAATGTTTCCAGCAAATACAATATTGCCATCCCCCGACACTCTTATGCCGTTTTGAGGAGCGTATGTGTCAATAATGTTATCTGCTATTAGTGCAGTGTCCTGAGAAGTGCTAGAATAGTATAGCGATAGTGAATCAGGTGTGGCCGTGGATGTTGAACTTAGAACTATATAGTTATCTGTTATGATATCCTTAGCTGCTACCGACAGTATACTCCATGCTCCTGCCGATATATAGTTTGAGCTTATTATAGCATTAAATGATTCTATTGAATGGTAGTCGCTTAATTCTACGTAGTTATTTTGAAATATAACGTCGTAATCACCCCCAATGGAAAGTGCAACATAATTATTGATGATGTTCGTATCTGCTAGAATCATATTGCCAGATATTGATGCCGGTCCGAGCGCCTTTAGCACATAACCGTCATGTTCCCATATAATATTATTTGAGAGTATAAGGCTAGAATCGACACCATTATAGTTGATAAGGTATCCGGATGATGACGGCGGCACAGAGCAATTTGTGAATATATTTCCAGATACGGTTATTGCTGGCGTATCGAGTATAAAAGAGTATTGCAAATCTATAGTGTCTGCTGCAGATGTTATGTCATAGAATGTATTACCTATAATTGTGCAGGAATCTAACTTACTGCCTGCTCGCAGACATGCGCCCAGGCCGCCTGCATAATTACTCGCGAATGAGTTATTGTGCACTGCAATATATGTGTGTAGACTATTGATTCCGCTCGGTGCCAAATCAATTGCCCTGTCATAAATAGACTTGAATGTATTTGACTCAACAACAAGTCCGTTGGTTTTATTTGCAAGTATTCCATTTGAACAATTTTCGAAAACACAATCAGAGATATGTGTATTTTCGATATTCATTGAAGTTGACGCAAATGATATACCAGTATAAAGGTTATTGAAGCGGACGTTTGTTATTGCCAGATCTGCTGATATCGCAGCGCCGGCGACCTTAATTCCTATTCTATTTGCATTTGCCCATGACCCAATTGTGCCGAGTCTAATTAATTGGCAGTCTCTTATTACATTTCTATTATAACCATGCTGAAGAGCTATAATTGATGCATTGCTGTTATTTGGCAATGATAGGGTAATATTTGATATGGTGTTGTACCCATCCTGAATCGAGATACACGGGTCTGTTGCGCCAGTAAAAACTATACTTGCATAATTATTTCCAATGATTGAAGAGTTGGAGCCAGTAATGATAACGCTGTCCAGGCTTGCAGATGAATTAATTTGCAATGTACAATTTGAACCTAAAATAATTTGCCCTGTGACCGACAGTACCCCACCTACATTTAGCGTTGCGCCATCCTGCAGGGTAATTGACGTTGCTGCGGTGTTGCCTTTTATATTGACAATACTCCTCTGTCCAACCGATAGAGTTGTAAAAGTTGCATCACCTAAAAATTCCAGCAGTTTATCCGCGGCCGTTACAAGCGCGTCTGTAGCAGCATAATCCGAGGTTATGATAAGCTTCTGTGGCAAGGCCATAGCTGGATATGAGGCGTACAGCTGTGATGCCTGAATTGAGGCAAATGAAGCAGTCGTGGTTGCGCTCAATGTGGGAACATACTTGAATGGCAAACTATTTATGAAAAATCTAGCATCACTTACTGTAGATATATTTCCAGATAGTGTTGTGAATTGAGCGATAGCAATTCTCTTTCCTGAATTGACTATGTCGCTTAGAGAATATCCTGGATACGAATCATTAAATATCTCCAGTTTAGCATTCTCATTTATTGTAAGATTCCATGTTCCATCAGAAGCGATCTTATTAAAGACATCTATAGTTACTTCTGCAAAGTCTACTAGTTTACCGGCCACAAGCGCCCTGCCACCCGCAATCGTCAGCTCCGTTGCTGAAATATCCGTGGTTGATAGCCCACGAATAACTCCGCCAACCAATATGTCTGCGCCATATGCCGTTGCAAATTCATGAATTGCAGCTGTTGATAGCTGCTCGGCACCCACGGTACCTCTCGGTGTTTTGTCGATTGGTATTGATACTACTAGGCCGCCATCAAAATATGTACTTGCCAGCTTCATTTGCGTATCATCTATTTCATTTGAATAAAACGCAATAGAGCTTGTTATGGCTATTAGTGACGCCGATGTTACCAGGCATGTTATGTAATTAATCCCGTCTGCGGCATATACTTTCACCAGACCAATAAAACCTGACGGGAACGTTGTGGCGGCGCCGACGGCAGCGTTTACCGTAAGCTGCAAAGAGTTGGTGGAGCCCGTTGTCAGCTGTAGGAGTCCTGTACCTGACGGAAAATTGTCACTGACTTCCAGAATATCTATGCCAGATATTGGGGCAAGGGTAACAACATAGCGATCTACCACAGACAATTGTAAATGTGAGTCTATGATGACATCTACTGACCGTGGATTGCTGCTCGCTCCAAGGTGGGCGGTGTCTCTGTAGATAATGCAGTCAAATGTTCCCGCAGCAACTGTAGTTGCTAGATTGATTTGAGTAGATGGCGGCGGCCCTACTGCCGATATGCTATAGGTTCCTGCTGCGGCGGAGCTTGAGTGATTAAAAATATGAACCAGGTTGCCGGGCTTGAGGTCAAGTCCTCCGGCTCCAACAAGTGTGTGGAGATTTAGGATGGACGATGGTGCACTGAGCGTAATTGTTCCACTGTATACTGTCGCTAGGGCTGTGAATTGATATCCGTCAATATATGCCTGCGTACTTAGTAGATACGGCGCTGTAATATTGTCTATGTCAGTGAATCCAAATGCATACATTGCTGAATTTATAATTGGAGACTTGACTTTAACTGTACAATCTGGGCGGGCTATATTGTGCTGAATAACAATTTCCCCATCTCCAGCATCATATGCCTGCAGTGGGAAGTGGTTCGCTGTATTTGCAAAGCTAGCATTAAGGTGTTCTACTAGAGCCTTTACTGGAAATCTATCATTAGTCGTAGGATATTGCGCCGTGTGCAAACCAGTGACCGACAGTGTTCTTGTGCTTGTACCGATTTGCACTTCGAAATCCAAACTTTGAGCAGAGGGACTTAGAGCTAACGGATTTAGATTTCGTGTTTTAATCGAGGCCGCATTGATGTGCCCTATCTTGATCTGATCCCGTCCTGCCGTAGGCTGATATCTTGATGTGACAAGTGCTGCTGCAGAAGACCCCGCCTGTCCGCCATGAGCAGAATATCCGTCACTGATGACTCCATTGCCATGCGCAGAGTCATTATGTATTCTGCGATCTTCTTGATATGCGGTATCAATCTGGGATATTGCTCCCTGTACGTCGGTAGCTGTAATTGGACTGTCTACGTCTGGAGCATACGAGATCGCAGATGCGGGATGCTGTCCTGTAGCTGAGCTGCTTTTATGTACAAGCAGTGCGTTATATATGAATTCTAGCGCCTGCCCTACCGTTGTAATGGATGGGGCGGATTCTAGGCCGCCGGCTATATCTATATGGTATCCGTCATGGCGCTGCGCTGTGCCACTAACATGGTTTGACAAGGTTACGACCAGCGCATTATACATGGACTGTAAATATGCAATATCTATATCATTTGATGATATTTGATTTTGCAGTGCCTGCGTACCCACATCCAGATCTAGCTTTGACTCGCTAATCGCGGCTGCGGAACCTATCATTGCATTGGTGATGGGCAGTGCTATGAGTCCCGCCGCTACCAGCGCAGCGGCTTTAAAAGTACCGTCGGGATTTAGTGTCTGGTCAAGGCGCGTCGTCAGGTCAGCTGCTGAGCCATGAGGGTTTATTCCCAATGTGCGCTCAATAGCAAATATCGCATCGCGTAGGGCATTAATGTGCTCTGCTGCTAGTTCCGTAGCATTATCGGCGACTGGAATTAGTTCAGCGTTAGTATCTAGCTGCCCAGGGTATTTGCTCAAATTATCACCTAAAAATCAATTTGTTATGTAGAAAACGGTATCTATGCCGAAGTGCCACTCATTTAACAAATTATTAGAAGGAGTCGATACACTAAGTCCTAATCCTAGATTTGTGTTGAAAAGTGGCGGGAGAAGGGTGTAATCTATGCCTACTCCAAGGCCGGTTTTAAGCAGACTGCCTCCGCCTACATCATCTAAATTAGGAAATAGCTGGGCATTTAGACCGAGGTTGGCATGATCTATATATCTACCAAGATTTAGCACCTCAACTCCGATCCCGGGTCGGAAATTTGTGCTTAGCGTAGGCACTCCTAGCTGAGCGCTCATTGAAGCTATTAGTCGTGGATGTAATATGTCAAGCAACTGCTTTTCTTTTTTACCTATATCGGCATATTCGAATTTACTGTCTACGATCTCCATCTTGCCGCCCTCAACTTCTTTAAATTTGGGCTTCCCAGTGTCATCAGTACCATCCGGAACCACTTCGCGCAGCTCGATGCGGCGTATCTGCAGCCGCCCATCTTTCCCGTACAGAACATGTCCCTTGACAGCAATGTATTGATTGTATGAGAATTGTTCATTATTCTGTGTGAATATATCTGGGTCCACTAGGTGGAATCTGTCTAGCGCATCTGTCCACTTATACGATATGACTTGCGGCTGATCTTTTGGGGGGACGCTTCCATCAGGTGTCGGCTGAACGATTACTTCTGTCGTGCCACCGGAAATAGTATTTCTGAGCGATGCTATTGTCTTGTCCCGGCTCATTAACTTGAGCTCATACGAGTCTATGATGTCCTTCAATTTCCCAGGAAACTCATCAATCTCGTCCTTATATTTTTCATTTAACTCAGATAGCTCTAGCAGGGATGATCTTGATAGCCCCAGCTGAACATCCATCTCTTGTATTTGGGCATCGCGTGCAGTTAACTCATTTCTAATTCTATCTAACTCACGTGTTGTTGTAAATGATAGGACCGCTAAAATAACAACTGCTATTGCCATGATTGCCATGACAATATTTTTTTTCTTACTGTCTTCCATAATCTTCCTTTCAGTCTTTTGTCATATCTTCCGACTGAGCTGACCGGCGAGGGCGACTTACCTGTTCTATGCCGTCAAGGTCTGGGTCGGATAGGCCGGCCTTGGCAAGGACTTGTTTTTGTGCTACATTTAGACCGCAGTATAATCCGTAAATGCCTAGCATGAGACTTACATACTCTGACCCCGTCATCAGCGCTATTGCTGTGCCGGCAATGATATTTACAATCATTGGTACCCACATTAACAAGTTCGTCATGATAACCATGATCAGCGCCAGAAAGAACTTGCTGCTGGCCATTTTGAATTTGATTGTACGCATAAGGACTCCTAGATCAATCTTTGCTTCAATCTGGCCGACACCACATTGCCAGACAGCACAGTACAGCCTAGAATTTCATTGCCAGCCCACACCACATGCTCGAGGGATGAGTCTGCTAGAGAAGCTCTGATTATATTATCTCCGACTATTAGATCGCAGTCTACATACGTTGAGTTTATTTGTTCATCTCCTGGGGAGCCCGCGTACCCATCTAATATTTGTCCATGACGTAAATAGGTGGTGCTGCTGAGCGCTCCAAGCAAGTTTTGTGCTTGCTGATCATCATCGTACACATCGGATGCTGAGGTGTATTCATCAAGGCTTTTTAGATACTGGTATAGCTCTGTAAGAATTGATAATTCTGAGGCTATTGAGCCATCTATATGATACACCCTGGTTAATAGAGGTTCTGCGCCGGAGGTCCGAGCAGCGCTATTGAAGAAAACTTGTACTTCAAACTTTATCTCTCCGCCATTTGATCCGGTCACTTTTGTAATCTTATGATAAGCTTCTGGCATATCTATACCAAAATTAGTTGTTGTACCTGCAATTATACCCATATTTTTAACCTCTGGTTCTCAATTGTGGAATAGCTTTATATGAAATATAGTCTATGAATAAATCCATGTCGTTTGCGCCGGCGGTATTTGATTCTACCTGCGCAAATACATGCACCTGATCTGTGTCCATGTATAATGAGGCGCCCGACACGCTGTGTTCCAGCACATCATTTATGTAGAAATTTATGTCTGTGCGTGCGCCGATCGTGAAGTACGTCCGCATCTCGATAGATAGTCGTGTCCACTCAGAAGTATCCGCTGTGCCGGTATCGGTGTTGTACCACACGGTACCGTTGTCAGATACCCTTGCGAACCAGTTGCCGCCGGTACACTCAAACCATACGCCGTGTGTGGGAATAGCATCGCTTACGGTATCTCCGATACCAATCCTAATATCATAATTTGGATCTGCTTGAGAAATTGGACTCATTTTGATCATTGCATCAAATACTGTAATGGCGGCAGCGAGATTTAAGGCCCCCTGTTGGCTATAGAGTATGGCGTAATTGGTCGCGGACGTGCATGGCACATTGAGTTTGACTACTCCAAATGTCTGTTCTGTACATTGGGTTGTATCCAGCGTCACCGTGCTGCCGGTCACGGCTGTGGTCCACGTGCCGAAGTTATCTGCAATAAAGTCATCCGAAAATTCGACTATCTTATATGTCCCGCCCCACTCTAGACGACCATTTGAGTCTGTTGCTACCAGTGTATCAAGCCATCTTTCTGGAGGATTTGTATAGGTAGAACTATCCGATATGTATAGTATCTCTGTTGTATTTCTCTTAATTCTAAGTATATCCTCAGATGTGGACGGGGCATTTGTAATTTCAAGCATCGCTGTTGGATTATTTAGTCCAATTCCAACTAGACCGGTTGAGCTGACTCGCACACGCTCATTATTGCCGCCAGAGGCAAATATGAGGTTGCTTTCTGCTCTCAGAGCAAGATCGGCGCCGGTACCGGATGATATTGCTCCGCCACCTCCAGTTCCTAAGTAACCCACAGCAGCGGAACTGCCTGGTTGGCGAAATGTCATGTATGAGGCGGCAGCGACATCCGCCCCCCATATTGCCCATTGTTGACCAATTGTGTTTACCTGTAATTTTGTCTGAGGGGAATCCGTCCCCATGCCTATATTTCCATTGTGATCTATGACGATGCCGTTATTTGTTATGCCGGTTGCGTAAGAATTAGAGGTGCCGAGATACAGCTTGCTACCGCTCCCATCTAAACGTGTATATATTCCAGCCTTGGGTTTGGTTGCGTTGTTATTTTGTGTAGACCAGAATATACCTGGTGTAAAGGACGGGTTAGTATAGTCAGTCTCGATATTAATACCGGCGTTGGCAATATCCTGAGTGAAGTTCGTCTGTGTGGCGCTTTCGTTGGCGTTATACACGTTTAGAGTTGTATTTGGAGTTGTCGTATTTATACCGACCAGTCCGGCACTATCTATAATAATTCTTGTATTATTGCCTCCTGTTCTAAGGCGCATGGCATTGTCGCCACCAACATTATATATTATGCCGCCACTAACACTGTTGGATGTCAGTCCAAACAGCAGTCCACTTTCATTGGCATCTGGCGTTAATAGTTGTAAATACCCAGCTCCGGCTCTTTCAAATGTAGCTATTGCGCCGCTATTTGATGATGCCGATGCATCCGAGGCCATAACATGCAACCTGGTATCCGGAGCGGTGGTGCCTATTCCAACAAATTGGTTGTGATTTATCGACATGACGCTATTCAGCGTGGTGCTGGAGTCTGCTGTTGTTAGGAATTCTAGCGCGGTACCACCAAGTCCGCTTCTTGCTACGGCCTGAACTCTTGCCCTGACACCGGATGCTCCGGCACTTGCATCGTTGCCGAACCACTCTAAAGCGCCGACAACATCGCCCGCCGTCCACGATACGTCGTCGTAGTCAAATCTCAGCAGTGCGCCCAGGGTCGTGCCTGCAGCTGCTGATGCCGAGGAGCGCAGGTGGAGCATAGCCGCAGGCTGGCCTGTACCTATTCCTATATGCCCATCCTCGTCAATTCGCATGCGCTCAACCAGCGTCCCCGATGTAGTGGCCGTATAGAATGTCAATTGTCCAGCTTCGGCATCGTACGGATTGCTTGCTAAACCTGATATCTTGGCAATACGACGATTTGCGGTGGAGGATAAGTAATTACCGAAAGCCACCAGTCCCAGCTCTGCATCAGGTACAGGAGATGATAGCATCCGCATGTCTATAGACGGCACATTTGCAAGAGTTGTGTCTTGCATTGTAATGTCGCCGTTGTTTATGAATAATTTAGTTGTAGTATTAATAGAGTCGTACGGTGACGTACCGCCGATGGCGAGGCGACCGGCTACATAACCGTCGCTTCCAGCACCAAAGTTACGAGCTACATACCCATCCTCTCCTACAATAAGATCTTTGGATACTAATACTGTGCCTGAATTTCTATTGTAAATGTCATTACCACTGCGCATCCAATTAGCTGCAGTGTCTGAAGCGAGCGCCCCCACATATACGTAACCGTCTACAGTGCCCAATGATAGCGAAAGATTGTCCTCGCTAGTCACTATTCCAGCATAGTAGTCGAATATCCAATCCTGTGAGGCTAGTGGCGGAACCTCTGCAATTCCATCACGAAGGCGGACGCGGAAATCTGCCCCCAAGAATTCGGGTATAAAATACCCGACTCGCTGCCCTGTCGCATAGACTGTGCCTGTTAGTGGATTTATTCTGCCCGCCAACTCAGCAGGCACCGCGCCAGTAATTGTGGCCTTATAAGCCTTTCCTGCCGATGAGCCATCCAATACGAGCGGTATTGTGACCGCTACAGCGATATTTCCAGCGACTGCCGCAGCGCCCGTGGCAGGTATCGTATCCGCAAATATGGTTTGCGCTGCTAGGCTAAGGCTTGATGCCTCGGCTTCATTTACAATATCTTTGGCATTTGATGTATGTGCTTTTCCATACAATCTTTTAAACGCTGCCCTGGCTGCCGTATCATTGGTAAATGTCATCTATAACCTCATGCCGCCGTAACTGAGATGTTTGAGATATTCGCCGTCCAGCCGGACGGCACCGTTATGCGCAAAATTACCGCGTTGCCACTGGTGGAAGTTGACTTGCTGCCCAGTGTCATGCCCCACGCAGTATACGCAGTATTTCCATATGTGGCTGCATGACATCCAATAGCATTGTCACTTGTGTAGGCTACCAACGCATCTTTAAATTCTATAGAAACTCCATTAGAGGTTGTGTTTGGTGCGAGCAGCTCTACATTTGCGTCTCCTGTGCCGAGAGATAGTCCTGACGCTACGGTCTTGAAGTTAGCACCTGAGTGTGCTATATTTAGCACAAAATTCTGTGTGGCGGAGGAAAAGTAGAAGTATCTCCAGTACGTCCTGACGCCTAAGGCTACGCTGTAGTTGGGGTTACCGGCTGGACCATTTGCTATGATAGAGAAATCTCCGGAGTTTACAACAGCGGAGGCGCTTGGATAGTATAGACTACCGTCATACACTAATAATCCATCACTGTACCCGGGCGTCGCACCGACGATTGATGTGGTTGAGCTCCATAGGCCGGCGCCGCCGACTGTAAAGCCAGTCGTATCCGTGAGAGACCTATTAGATGGTACGCGGTAGGTTTCGCCGTCAAATACTTCGTTTGTTGCAGATGCTGTGTCTGCAACTGAATTCAGTAATAGAAATGATTGTGTAGATCCTGTGCTAATTACGGCACCCTGTACGGTGCGCAGGGTTGATGTTCGGGCTGTAATCTGCCCGTTATGCAACTTGGGCGCAGTGATCGTCACCGTCTTTGCGACATTGAATGTACTTGCTTCGTATGGCGAGCCTGGTAACGCTGGAATAGCGGATGCTGATGCCGAACAATTGATGCTGGAGCTGTGTGTAACGGCCGATGATGATGAGCTGTATGTATTTCTATAGGCATTTTGTACGGTCACCGCGTAAGAGGCTGTGCCTCCTGTATGGTATTGAACGCCCGACAGATATTTTGACCCAGTCATAACTAGGCCGGTTAGAGATTCTGATGCATAGGCTGTAGCTGTGACGGCATCATCTATTACCCATTCAAATACATTTGTAGCATATGTGATCATGCCTATAATGTGCCGTATCTCTACATAATTGTATCCATTCTGTTCATGTGCAGTGGATACGGTCCACGTGCCGGTGCGGTATTTGAAAATTGAAAATGGCGTGCCGTTAGGAAAACTGATGGGTGTCGCCGCACTCAAAGAAAACCCAGTTCCACTTGTTGTGGACGTGCCAGAACCGAATGTCGACAGATCTACAGAGTGAATTAGTAAACCATTTACGTGTATTTCCAAAAATCCTTGATCTGCATTTCCAAAGGCGTTGGCCGGATATGATGGTGTCGGTGAGCCGGGGCCGGCCACTACAGACGCCGCGAGAGTTCCGGTTTTACTACCAAATGTAGAGGCATATATTCCTCGCCTATGTGTGCTGCCATTTGGAAAAGTGCCGTTTACATCAAGCGCGCCTTCGCCACTGATGTTGCCTACATTTACATATCCTGCTATTGTGTTTGATGCGCCGAATGACAGATTACCAGCTGCGCCTGCCACAGTGTCCCACGAGATGTTGCTGAGTGCCGGAGCTGGAGATGGCGCCAATTCTTTCATAACTTCATTAAATCTATCCACCGCTGTTCCAACTGGAGTTGTTGCAGTGAAATCGGTAAATAAGCCATCTGCATAGCTCCCGTCCTCTGCTGCACCGATCGCATTTGTTGAGGAAATAGGTAGTGTCGTTATAGTTATATACAACTCCCTAAGCGCATCCTCGACATTGGTTGCTACAAAATATCCATCTAGGTCTGCTATACTTATTTGATAGGCGGATAGCGACATTATGTACGCTACTATGGTATTTATAAGCGCATCAATATTGTCTAACCTGTCTTTTGTCGTGCCGAACGTGCCGCTAGGATTTGTTCCGAGCTCGTTTTCTATAGCCAAGATGGCATTGCGCAGACGATTGTGATCGTCTGCCAGTACCGGGCTGATTAAATCAAAAACCAGTGGTAATGTGACTGTGGTATCTATAGAAACTGGGTACTGTGTAGCCATTCTAGCCCCTCGATACCACTATTCTTTAATATTGATATGGCTATAGTGGCCCGAATGCTAGGAATCGTGACTCGCCGTAAGCGACATTCGCGTGAGTCATATCGAATAGTATGTAGTTATTTCCCAGCAGCATCACATAGTCCTCGGCGGCGGCCGAACCGGTCGTATCGACGACGTATACCCCATTCAGCTGACCTCGAACTTCAGTGCCCGAATGACTGTAATCTGTACCATTATGAGTTACACTGCTCCATGGACCACGAATCACCATGGGCCACAGCATATATTGCGATGTTCGAGATTCTTCGGCTGATTGATTAGTTATCTCTGTCTTGGTTGGACAGCCGAATCGATACATTTGTGGCACCAGTCCACTTGTGGCGTTTGATAGGGTTGTATTAACATGATTGTTCATATGTATGGTGTTCGAACGATAGCTAGTAACGCCTACGGGCTGCAGGTCTATTCCAACTCTGGCCCCTGATGGGTAGTTGTGGTTTATCTTGGCTAGCGTAATGTTATTGCCACTCTTTGCTATTACCGTGGTTTGTTCGTGGGCAGCAAAGTGACGCGTCACTCCATCTAGACCCACCCGAGTTATAGGTGATGTTGGTGTGTTGGCTAGATCTGCAATGAATATTTTTTGACCAACTGTTATACCAGAAGCATCAGTAAGAGTTACCGTCTGATTTACCCCTGCACCGACCGTCGTGGTCGTGGCTGTGTATGCTCTGCTATAGTAGCTACTTATTAGCCCGGCGTATATGAAGTCATACTGTGATAGTGAGTTTTTCGTTACCAAAATTATTCTATCAGCCGAACCTATAAACCAGAAGTTTGTTGTTGGGCCTTCGTCAGAAATTTCAGCAAAACAGTTTTGCTTATATCCTATATGGCAATCTCCGCCGCTAGCATTTTCGGGGGCGGCAAAAATACTGGTCGTTGACCAGGAGTTTGAAGCTACGCTGTAACGACGCACATCTCTACCAGAGCCAGATGCGTCGGAAATGGTATGGTAGAATATGAATTCGTTGTCGTAATTCCATATACGGGCACCCTGCAGGGCTGCGGTAAATGGTAGGGCCGCTGCTGCAGTCCATACTCCACTAGGAGTTCCATCTGGATTTATATTGAGATAGAAAAATTGAGTGGTGGAGTCACCGCGCATGAAATATAGGCGATCAAATGCCAGGCCATTAGCCGATGTCTTTTTGATGAAGATTAGGCCATTGCTATATGTAGTGGAGGTGCCTACGCTAGGTCCTGCAGTCCATACTCCGGTTGGTATGTCATACACACCGAAGTTGGAACCATTCTGCCCTTGGAAGAAGTATAGTTTATTTCTGCCATCCCAAGCTGATACACCGCCGGCGCCGGAGCCGCCCCACGATGGATTCGCCATGTATGTCCATGAGTCGGCTGTTATATCATAACTGCCAAACTGAAGTCCGCTCGTGTTGCTCTCGAATGTGGCGAATATATATGGTTTTTTATCTACTGTACTTACACAGTAAACTGGAGCAAATATACGTAGTGATGATGGCTGCGACGCCAATTGGTAGGCCGTAAAGTTGTTTAGATCATGTCTAAAAAATGCACTATTAAAATTTGTGTACACATTGTGTGCGCCATCAAAAGTTGACCTACCCACCGTAATGCCAGGATAATCATAGTTATTTGATGCAGTGTATCCTGGCTGTACATAGAATGTGTATATTGAATTTCCAGGATCTATAAAGCTGCTTTGAGCATCAGTAAAGTACATGTAATTAGCCTTCTGAAAGATGTCTACTGGGCCAATTACTCCTGCCTCTCCGTACCCATCAAGCGTTGCGCTATTAAAGCTGGTATATGTCCGAAATGCTATGCTGTTGGCATATCCGTCGCCCAGTGGTGTTTTACGTAGGATCCCGCCATTTACATTGGGGGATTCTAGGCCGGCAGTCATGCGCAAGAATATCTGCTCCGTGCCCGACGTGCCAGCCGAGAAGTATACTTTATCGCGAGCTGAGATCGTTGCGTGCGTAGACCAGCCAGGTGTAGCAAGAATATAGCCATCTATGGTATTGAAGGCATGGTTTGAATTTTGAAATGTTCCTGAATAGCTAGTCATAATCCCTCAAAGTATGGGTCCGACAATAGAGTATCTGGTATCTGACATGCCAATAAGATCGAATAGAAGGTAGTTCTGTCCGCCAATATTGATGATATCCTCAGATGTTCCCCTGCCGTTACCGCAGGAGTACATGCCAATTAATTGACCTCTGACTTCCTTGCCGGAAAATCTGTTTCCAGTCCCCTCAGTAAATACTAAGTATGGCCACAGCGTGAATTCGCCGGTACGATCGTTGACATCTGTCAGTGCAGTATACTCCGCGGTGACGCCAGGTTCATATACATATACCTGCTCTGCTGGATCCCCGGAAGCCAAGTTATTTCCCACTCCTACGCCGGGCGTGTTTACGCAGTTAAGTGCCATCGCATAACGAGTCATGGCAGCTGTTGCAATAACAGCCTGTATATCGAAACCAATCAGTGAGTTGGTTGGATAGTCGTTCTTTAGCTCGGCCAATGTAATGCTGGTGCCGGGATTTATAGCTGTAATTTGCGTATGCTCGTTTTTTATTACATTTTGCGTAATATTTTGTATGGTTCCGGTAACTGCAGTCGGCGATCCTCGATCTATATCGCATATGTATATGCGCTGACCAACAGTAAATTGTGAAGTGCTGGCCACAGGAACAACCTGATTTACCCCGGCCCCTACAGCCGACGTTGTGCGCACCTGAGTGGTATCATCATAGAAACTGTCTATTCTACCGATATAGCAATGATGGTATTTTCCTGATAGGCTTTTCGTAACAACAATCAACCTATCTTTGTTTACTATTATCCAATATTTTTGCTGTTCATTCGCGAAGGCTCGCACTCTGGCCTGATTACAGTAGTGCGTGTGTATGGTAGACGATTCGTTTATGTCTGCCCACATATAATTTACGCCCGCCAGAGTCCAGGATGCCGTCCCAGCCGGCGTTATATCCTGGTAATAGAATTCGCGACCTGTAGAACCTGCATCAGCTGCGCTGTACAGCAGTCTGCCATAACCATCAAATTCCAAACCTGAGCCGCCGGATGGTGTGAGCGGCAGCGATGTCGCCGTTTGCCACGTGGGGGCATAGCCACCTACAGGCAATCCTGTGTCCTGTAGATCTATAAAATAGAGTTGTGATCCATTTATACCGCGATTTACATACAGTCTGTGATTAGTTATGCCGCCAGCGCCCTTTGGAACAATTGCAGCCCTGCTACCACGAGTATGTACCGTCGCTGGAAGTGCCGTAATCGAATTCCATGTATCAGTTACAATATCATATACTGCTACATTCGTATTGCCACCATCATTAAAGTCCCCGCGTACAACATATACATATCTACCAATCGCTGCAGAACCGCGTTGGTTGTTACCATAACCCCACGGTACGTTTGATAGTTTGGTGCCGGATATTAAAGTGCCTTCTTCATCAAATTCGTATTTATAGTATTGCGAGCCCGATGTGGCGCTGTTATAACTCGCAATTACCGCAAATCTATCGCGCTCTCTGATATATCCGCTTGCGATAGCTCCTCCGCCATCAAACCCAAACATATAAATATTTTCACCGGTAGATATGTTGTACTTATAGAAGTTACCTTGCGCGAAGTAGTATATGAAATTCTTACCATCAAATACTGCGTTGCGTACATTAGCTTCTAGTCTACGATCGCGATTATCGCCGCCGGTGACATCGCCCCGCATATCTGTCCAACGTGAATCTCCAGATACACCGGTACGTAAATTACTCCAACGAATATCTGTGCTATTTTGTCCAACGTTTGCATACAAGCGTGGCCCAAATTTTCCTATTTCCCCATACCCATCTACGGCTGGATTTGTGCCGCCAGAGTTAAAGTATTGGTAAGCATAGAAGTTCACATAGTCTGAGTATCCGTCCTCATCTAGAATTTGAGGCCATCCCATATTCCACTTTTGCAGGTCTTCTATTCTATGTGCAACTCTGATGTAGTTGAAAGCGTATCCATCTTCTCCCGTAGAGAAGTATACTCGATCTGAACTGTCGACTATAGTGGATTGCACTGACCAGCCGGATGCTATCATTGAGCTATCTATAGCATCCCACAGCGTCTGCGGGTGGTAGAATGTGCCTGATGAGAAGTAATTTGTCATAACTTACCTTTTTTCAATATTATTGATAGTCAACTACGGCACCAGCGTCCCTAGAAGAGGCTCGAGACTACCTATAGTTACTGCCTGTATTTGCGCTGGAACCTCAGAAACCGCTGCAATACCCTGTACTGCTTCCAACTGGATTGCGGCGGAAGTTTCAAAAGTGGTTGTATACTCGCCCTCCTGCAATAGATCGCGTTTCTTTTTCAGAGTAGAATTGGTAGTAGCAGTCATCATCCCCTCGTTTATGGTTGAATCTTGAGTCCTTCTTCTTGATTTTTGATAACTTTAGCGCCAAACAGCGGCCCCATAAATGTCGGCATCGGTGATGGCTGCCCCACAATCTGACTTTGAGTATATTCTTGACGAGTGACAGAGGAGCCGCTTTGTATGAGGGATTCAAAATCAAAATCTAGACTATACAATTGTTCCGTGTGAAAGATCATCCCCTGGCTGCTGCGAATTAGCGCTTCGAAAGCAAAGTTCTGGCTATACAATTGCGCAGTATGTAAAATAAGCCCGTCTGCGACAAGTTGGCTGTCGTCTATATTTGTTGTTAGTAGTGCAAATCTGCCGCCAGGATATGAGCCAAAATGTCCAAGGCTATAGTGTGCCATATTTGATCCTGTGGTATATTGCCACGCCTGCGTGGCCGAAATATGATTGCCATTATCTTCGGCATATGCAGTGGCAGATATGTTTGTATTGGGATTTGATAGGCGCGTAGCAGAAGATGGCGTGTATGATGTGGCTGTGTTCACTACTCTAACTACCCATCCGATATGATCGTCAAAATATCCAATATGCTTAGAGTAACTGTATCCGTCTACAGCTACTCCAGAATTAATTACAGAGCCGCCTTTCCAACTTAGATTAAGAGAGTTGAAGTTGATATTTAGTGCGCTACCTCCGGCAATATGTATTCCGAAAATGAGATCCGCATCTCTGGCTGCGGCGCCTTCAAAGTCGTATGGTGATAGTGGGGTAATAGTGAGCGTGCCGTAGTCCGGGCGTGCGCCGAAGAAAATAAATAGTGGCATGCTATACCCCCAGGTATTGCGTAACTGATACATTTATTTGCGCATCAGTTATGATCATATTATTATATAGCATTATGCCTCTAACTGCAACATTTGTTGTAATAGCATTTGCTTCACTATAACCCAAGAAATTGCAGCGCCTATCATGCGGCCGTATCTCCTGAAAGGACAAATATATTTGATGCGTACGACACAAGTGTGGCAGCGCCATACTGACCGGCAATTTTAGTATGGCCTTGCCTATTGTTTATTGTTGTACCTGATGTTGAGAATGTAACTTGTCCAGCTCCCAGCTGGACACATATACAGTTAAATCCTGGCGTTAGGCCGGCAGGGACCGCAACTGTTATTGCGGAGGCGTTGCTTAGCGTAACTGTTTTTCCATTATCGGATTGCTGAATAGTATAAGTCGTGCCGGTCTGCGAATTAATTGCCAAACTTGCGCCCGACAGCGTTCCTCCATCCATCTGAAGGTATCCATCAATCGTCAGAGTGGTGCCATCCCAACGAAGAGCATCGTCGTATGATACGCTTGACGCCCCAGTCCAGAACGTCATACGATTAGCTGTACCGGAACCTGTAATACCTCCGCCAGCAGTCAGATCGTACTCTGTGCCTGCATCATTTTTGAAATACAGGAGTCCGTCAGTCTTGGCGTAGAGGCGGCCATAGCCGGATGCTGGTGTGTCGGGTGCCGCGATTTCTGCAAGTTCAACATACCCATCGGCACGCATGTTGCCGGAAATATGTAGGCTGTGTTGTGGGGACGCGGTTCCTATACCAAGTCGGTTATTTGAGTCATCCCAAAAAATATTGGCATTGTCTTGTGCGATGGTCGCACCTGAACCTACAAATAGTACAGAGCCTGTTGTACCTCCGCTAATACCGCCGCCTATCGATATAGCCCCTCCAGTGGCCTGAAGATCGGTCTCAACACCGGCGTCATTTAGTGCGTACAACTTTCCGTCAGTTTTAAAGTATACCTTGCCCAGCCCTGACGATGGCGTAGAGGGTGTGGCAATTTCGGGAAGTTGTGCAGCGCCTGAAAATGCCCTCGCTCCCGTAGTTAGTATATATTGTGTATGGTCGTCGTCACCAAGGCCTATTAGTGAACCATGATCCGAAGTGCCGCCGCTAGCCACGCCCCATTTCAAACCAGTTTCTGTAGAAGAGTCTGCAGTTAATACATAGCCATCTGGTCCCACAGCAAATCTAAGCTGCCCATCGTACCCATCATGCGTTAATAGGTCACCTTTGGATGTTAGCCCTACGCTATTTAATGTGAAGAATTGCAAATCTATAATCTGCAGCACTTTGCGCACATTAATATCTATGTATAATTTGCCTAATGGCGGCCTCAGCTCATTCATTATTGTAGTCTTAGAGACTATATCAGTTAGAGCAAACAGGTCAACCTCTTCTAGTGGAATTAGCGATACTACTCCTAGTATAGTGAGATTCCAGCCACTAATGTTTCTAACTACAAATTTTGGTTCAACAAATGTTAATGGCATATCTCACCTATAGAATTGCAGATGCTGCGACGAGACTGGTGGGGTATGTGTATATCTCATGAGTTTTATCGAGTTTGCGCACTGTAAGAGTTTGCTTTCCATCATCACCAAATAGTATTCTATTTCTCTCAACATTTAGTACTTCATATCTAAATTCTTCTATTGGTATCTCACCAGGATCTATTGGAAGATACCTGACAATTATATCTCTCTTTTTTATAGTTGGTATGGCTGGTGCCCAAATTGTAATTTCATCCGTCTGAGATAGGCCGCGATATTGTATTAGCGGAATATCGTTCCTGTACGGCTGGACGCGCATTGCAATTAACCCATTTGGATTTTCGATATTTGGCCTATATAGGCGCTGGTATAGATAGCGATCGTATCCTCCCAGTATTCTGGTGCCATAACACAAAGCACAGCGTTCGGCGCTATGCTCGCCTCTTATCGAGTATCTGGGGCATTGCTGGCCTGTCGTTTTGGCCCGTAATAGCATGAATGGTTCGCCGGTAGTGGAGAGTAGGAGTTCTTCTCTGCGCAGGTTGGCGTCGGTCAGGCGCACACCTCCACCGAATCCGTCTTCGCGTCCACCAAAATACGTGCTACACTTATTACCGGTATATAAGTTAACTAGCGTAGTAGTATTTGCCTTGTATGTTCCACAAAGCTCATCTTGCGAAGTAAAGTCGATGTTCTCTGTTTCGAATTCCGAATGATCTTCGTGCAGATTGTCTACCTGCCATGCGCGATAGCCGTCAGGATCCTGCATGGAGGCATATCCATCTGGATCATTTGGATCTGGGGGTAGCCACGGTGAATTCGATCCTGCATCCCATGTCGGCACAGCAAACTGGAAGCTAAGATTTATATCTTCTATTCCCTTAAATAGTTCGACTGCAGTTCCGTTTGCATGCGTCTCGAGATTTCCCAATGAAAACGCATCTCTCTGAGAAATAGTGAATGATGTTGTGGTTTTGCTTGAGTACGCCACCACCTCATGGCCGAGTTTTAGATACCCAGAAGTAGGGAAGCCTGCTGTATCCGGTGCAACTGTGAGTGTGAGTTCGTCACTGTTGAAATACCCGTCCAGATGATTGACTGCTACAGCTGCAGGATACTCATAATAATCTGGGCCGGGTGTGTTTAGCTGCGTGATTGGCTGATCTTCGGGATAGTACGTGGCGCGAACAGCAAAATAATAGCCGTCGCCTCCGTGTAATCCAACTACTGCCACACTTAGCGCATCTGTAATTGCCTTCGGCGTATCGAATAGGCCATCAAGAGTAGTACTCCAATAAACGTTGTAGTACGTTTTGCTTAGTCCTGTCGGTGTTAATGCCGGTTTCCAATGAGTTTTGATGACCGAGCCTAGTCCCAAATCTTCGGCAAATTGTATGCCCGGTCTGAATGGATCCGCCCATGTGGGCAGATCAAAGGAGCAGGCTGAGGTGCGCTGGAAAAATACAGTGTTGCCCTCTTCGAATCCTTTAAAAAGCGACACTGCGTATCCAGCAGGGAATGTGTAACCGTCGTTACATCCAAATGGATTCCAATTTGATATTATGAATGCTGGATTTCCTGAACTGATACCTATCGATGAGTATAGTACAATCTCATCTCCAATTTGTACATAGCCATCAGTAAGTGGAAATCCGGCTGTAGATGTGACTTCTAGCGCTGCCGTATTCAGTAGTGTGGAGAATGACGCGACGCTTGTGGGAGGGGCTGGATAAGCGTATGCTGTGGCATTTATAGCCATGTTGCTGAGTAGAGAAAAATCCTCGGCTACGCCCATCTGCGTCGCGCGGACAGCAAAGTAGTAGCCGTCGTTGGCTAGTGTGTAGGGTATATCTGCAGTTAACCTATCGATTGCAAATGCGCGTGGCTGGTCAAAAAGCTCGATGGGATCGTCGGACCAGTAAATGTTATAGAAAACGAATGGGGCAGCTGGCGATGGTTGTGCCTGCGCCCAGGCAATCGTTGTTTTCTGTAACGCAATATTCTCTACCGCGCTATTAAGGCCTACTCGGTAAGGGTTTGTCCAGAGCGGTGTGGGTAGGTAACATATCATCTCTCATCCCTAAGTATTCGCTCTTTCTCCGCGCGTTCCTTACCAATAATATCATGAAAGTCTAGTAGCTCTTTCAAATATATGTCTGCTTCTTCTTGATTTTTGTATTCTTTGATAAATCTTATCTGCTCACGAAATGCTTGCAATTCCAACGGATTATCCAGATAGTGCTTAAACTTGTAATCTTTCGCCTTATCTACGAAGCCTGTGAGGTACTGCAGTACGTGTACGAGTTCATGCACCAGGTAGTGTAAATCATCTACTATGTTTCCGTCCTCTAGAAATTTTTTGTTTATGACGATGCTGTCTTTGTTGGCCTTGGCTGAGACTCCGATATCTCCAAATTCGATTTTAATTTTGTGAATATACTCTGGGTCTATATCAAATTTCTTAAATAGCCGCTCTACCAACTCATGTTCTTTGAGCAGGTTAATGACTTGCTCTACTAGCTCTTCCTGTTTTTTCTTACTATTGTGAATTGGCATATTTGAGCTTTTTAACCCTAATCTGTTCTCTGGCTTCCTCAAATGCCGCCATATCATTATCTGATAGTTGTATATCCGAGCAGTCGCACATTATTTTTATAATCTTTGATACCTTCTTCTTGATTTTCTTAGTGCTGCTTTTGCGCATAGCTTTGAGTTCGTCAATCTGACTCTGATCCATCGTCATCTCCTGAAAAAATTGGCGTTAGATCAGACTTACGAGAACCTAGTTGCTCTATAAGTCGATCCAGTGTTGAAAGTGTATTTGATGCCAATAAGTTGTAGTCGCGGGCCAAATCACGCATATCTTCTATTCTTTTTTCATTAAGATCTAGTATAGTTGAATTGTATTTATTATTCAACTCGTTGAGTGATGTGAGATATTTGTCGTGCAGTTTTTTAATATCGCTCACATAGTCAATCGTCGTCGGCTCGGTCTTCTTGGGCCTGCTGCGATTCTTAACATACAAGTATATGGCGCTGCCCCAGCCAACTAATGTCGCTGCAGCCAACATACCCATGGGACCGCTGCCCCAAAGTGTTGTTATTACTTGCGAAAAGAAGGCAAGAAGTACGTCCACGTGAACCTCATAGTGCTATGCCGAAACCAGAGCGAGTACCACCTCCGGTAAAGGAAATTTCTTTTACCAATCCTAGATGTGTAAATTGATAGGTGCCCGCTGTCATCGGTATGAAGTTTGTACCATCAAGACTCATATTATTTGTGCCAACAAATGTGATGATGAGGTTTGTTATCGGGCGCGTAAATATGTGCGTCTCGGTACCGGTCGATGAAAAATTCTGAACATTAGTGTTAGCTGTCTCGATGGCCATGCGGAAGCTCCTCGTCTATGGAATATCAAGACTGTGCTTAAATATTAGTAGCAGTGTCATAGCGGAATTTCCAGCCGCGATGTTGGTTTTGTCGCCCCGAAATGCAGTCGTGTACGCCAGCATATGAAACAGCGAATTTTTCAACCGCTTCGGGTGCTCCGGCAAGGCGGTGCTCTTCGCCGGTAGCTATATTCGTGGCAATAATGGGGCGGCGGCGCTTTACATTAGGCTTGCCCCGCTTAACTGCAGAGCGCGCCTCTGGCGCTGATGCCGCGAAACTACGGGCCTCCTCAAACTTGGCTCGTTTTCGCTCCATCCACACAGTTGCACCGCGATATAGGTAGTCTGCTATAGACATAGCCGCCGTATTACCGCCGTATTCTAGCACTCCGATTCCGTTATTGAACCTGATGGCTTTTCCTCGTTTCCACTTGCCATTGGTGATATTGGTGTCAAATAGGTCGCGCATTTGCGATAGGAATTCCTCAGTGCCACGGATATTTAGATATACCTGGGGAATTGTTCTATTTTTACCCAACACAGTTGTGTATGTGGACCCATCTCCATCGAAATATCCTCGTAAAAAGTGGTGTACGAGCGGGTGCTGTATTAACCATTCCGGCATAGCGAATGTATGTGCTTTTCTTACGGTGAGGCCGAATCGATGTAGATCATCAAATAGTTTATCTGAAGAAATTTGCAGGTCTGTACGCACTATATTTTCACCCAATTTATTGACCTCGCTTAGTGTGTAATCTTTGACTTCAGAATTGTAGTTAAGGGCCCGCGCAAACTTCCGTACTTCCTCCCCATCTGATGCTGCTAAACACAGTTGTACCTGCTTGTATCTGCCTCCTTTCAATTTTAGGCATCCGTCAGCCGCCAAAAATCCCGCATAGTAAAAACTTAATTCATTATTGTTAGCGAAAAAGTCCTCGTTGCATAATATCCTAGCGCACCTATTATCCTCTAGTAAGTCCGGCGGTATCCGGTGGCGCAGAGCCTCTTTTGACACACCATAGAACTCACCCAGCTTCACTAGTGACTTTAGTTCTAAGTATTTTCCTATTAACTCTTCTGATGATATTAATTCGCACTTTGCTCTAGAATCAGACTTCGGTCCGCTGCTAATTCCATGTTTTTTTAGATGCCAATATACAGTTTGTACATTAATACCTGTAGCTCTAGCTATCTCGACTGCATTTCCGTGCTGTTGTTTGATGGTATTCCAAAAATTAAAGTCTCGCTTCATAAATCCTCCTAGCAGATCTATACAGCAGGACTTATAAAATTTGCCGGTCGCACCATAAACTCAATCAGATTATCTGTTTTTCTCGTAAATGCTTAAGCCTCAAAACGGCTGGATTTCTTGCAAACAAACTGCCGGCACTCATACCGAGCGGGGCCGGGCGCATGTTGTGCTTCGCCTCTCTCAGCTTTGCGCGGTAATCCGATAGGTGTGCATTAAACATCGTAGTTATCGTGCTGCTGACTGGGGGCGGCTGTAGCGCTACACCGTTGTCATTTATGGAGAATTCCCTACCAGATTCTAGTATGGCCTGGCCTGTCCACGCTTGCAGCATAGCCCCCTGCGTAAGTATATCTGCGAACAACGTTCGCGTTAACATATCATCAAACGTGTACCCGGTTATTGTCGGGGTAAGGTTGAATTCTGAAAGTGAAGTGCATAGGAATTGGAAGAGATCTTCTGTAGAGAAGACGTCGCACTTAGATCCGTCCGGCTTAAATGCTGTGCTACGAAGGCGGGATTTGAGCATCTTCAATAATACGTTTATATTTGCTTTCGCTTGTTCAGAAAACTCTACTAGGGATGGCCATGGGTCATCACCGATCTCTATAGTTGGATCTACTACAGTACCGACAGCCTGGATGGCTCCGGCAGAGTTGACTGTAAAATTAAAGGTGGCGCTTAGGGTATAGCCGTCTACGGAGCCGTACCATACATCAGTCCATACACCGGAGGTGTACCCATCCGGTACGGTAAGCTCGTATCTGTAGCGGCCCGGGCCGATCCACTCTACGCCTGTCGAACTTAGGGCTCGGATTGGTGTGCCGGCTGCATCAAATATAGCCAGCGAAGGATTGGTGTCTGCATCTTTCTGTGTACCGGCCACATCTGTAAATTGCACATCTAGGCGAAGCTCCTCGCCTACCGGAACAGCGTCGCGGTTGTAGGTATAACGCGCCATAAAACCTCATGAGATTGGCTATATACCTATATCGCAAATATTAGTAGCGTGTCTTTACATCTACATAGCGAGATGGTGGTTGGGCGGGCGCGGATAATTCGGCATTGTCGAGTACTCCGCCCCCATCTACTTCGAGTTCTGGCTCAGCAAATCCATCTGCATAATCAGTAAATTTTGATAGTGACTGTTCATCCAAAATTCCTGTAAGTTCTTCAATATATTGTTTCTTTTTTGGATCAATAGCTACACCCACCCTGGAGCGGGAGGGTATGGGGCGATCTGACTCGCGCAGCTTTTGTTGAAATTGATCCGTCTCCTTTTTAGGAGGATGCGGTGTCTTGAGAAGTTTTTTAGATACAACAGCACGATACAGAGCGCCTATTGACTCTGATTCATGAAGTTGTTCATCAGAAATCATAGGATTAAGCTGGCGCGGCAAAACCGTTTGGCCAGCTTTTATCGTTATTCCTATGTCAGATATCAACAAATCATTTTTAGTAAGATTTGTATAATACTGCATTATTCTTCTGGTTCTAATTTAACATTGACGGCCATAGGCCCCTTGTGATTCATTCCAACCTCAAAGGATACCCTCTGACCTGGCTCAAGTTTTTTGTAGCCTTCCATAACTATTTGGGAAAAATGAACAAATATATCTGATCTGAAATCTGATTCCTCAGTCGATATGAATCCGTATCCCTTGTTAAAGAACGCTACCTTTCCTAATTTCCGTGCCACTACCTACTCCTCATTGCGCCGGCTGAAATGCCTCGGCCGATGCTGATGCTGCCTTAGCCAATGATAGTATTAGCTTCAGCTGTGCGTCAAACGCACCTGAGAGGCGTAAAAATTCAACCTCTTTCTCCTTGAGTGAGGTGGTGAGCTTTTCACGCTCTTGATTGTTTGATTTAATCGATTGATCGAGCTCCAGAAGCTGATCTTTGATTGCCTGCTCGGCGGATGATAAATCTGTGCGCTGCAGGAATGCGTTGAGCGTATCTACATCTGACATGTCTTACTCCTTGCTATTTTAGTGGGCCGCTGCCCAACAGAATATATACATCTGTATTCGTAGCGGCTTCAGTATTTGATTTGGTGCACATATCATATATTATGTAACAGTCCATGTACCCACCACGGAAACCGCAATCCATTCTGTGGTATTAATTGCCATAAGTTTTATGACGTTTCCAATTGTCGTTGCTTCTGCGGTACCACCGGAGGCTGATACCGTGCCGGCTATGCGTATTGTGTCCCCGGCAGCTGCTGTAATCTGAATTCCGTCAGCATCTTGCACAATAAAGGTGTACTCCAAACCGGGAACGGCATCAGGGAGATTGAAGTTCACCTCTGCTGAGGCCCCCTCATTTGTGTATGCGGTACGAGAGTCGGAGGCTGTAGGACTTACATTTGCAGCAGTCTGAGCGCTGACTGGCACTTCTAGATATGTGTATTTGGCATGAATGCTGTTGAAACGCCTCGAAGCAGTGCCTACATCACCATGGCCGTCAGTCAGTGGAATTAGATCATAATCCCCTTGCATTTCTAGATTGCCGCCATCAAGGAATTTCCAAATAGCTGCGCCATTATCCCTAAGCCATAAGGGGTCTTCAGCGACGGTAAGATTATCAATATCTAGTGTTGCGCCGTGAGAGCCGGCAGAGCGATTAACCCCAACCCTGGCCGTGCCGGCATCAACAAGAAACAAATCTGGCCTGGTACCTGAGCCCTCGACCCTGAAGTCGACGTTGGCTGCATTATCATTAAAGACAATCTCAGTAGACCCAAACCTATTGATTCCAGAACCATCAGCAATAGTGAAGACGGTGGTGCCGTTGTCGCGAGCCAAGAGGATAGGCGCTGCGACGTTTCCGTTGTCTGCAATCAGTGCAGCGGACGTGGTCACCGTAGGCGTGAACTGAATAAGGTTGTCTGTCAGGAAGAACAATCCAGCAGTTCTGTTTGTGACACCGGCCGCGACGATGGCGGCTCCGGCGACAGCCATCATGGTTCCGGTAGTTGCTGTGCTGTACGCCTTTCCGAGCAGACCGATGTTCAGCGTTGAGGAGCCTTGTGCATCGGCAACCATGCCGACGTTGTAACCCGCAGTAGATCCCGAGGAACCGGCCCACGCACCGTAGTTACCTGCTCCGAAGTAGTTGTTGATATCGAATACGTTTGCTCCGGTTCCAGTGATGCTGGAAAACGTAGCGAAGCTAATCTTCGGCCCACTACCAGAACCAGAAGTAGTAATGACCGCGCCGGATTGCGTAGTGGTCGCCGAGTTGAGCGTACTCGTGACACGCAATGCGTTGACGCCATCAGGCAAAGAACCGGCTTGGATATCAACAAAATGTCCGGGAGAGCTGGTGCCAATACCAACTCGATCAGTCGAAGCGTCGACGAACAGCAGGTTAGCGTTTGTGTCCCCCTCAACGCGGAAGTCGTAGTTGTTGCCGGGGTCGTTAACGACGAGCTCCGTAGTCGTCAACCGCGCTCGCTCTGCGTTGTTGGTACCAATGACAATGGGACTTGCTTCGTTGGTGCCGATGAGAAGCGCTGCGGTTCCAAGACCTGATTGCAAGAGTTCGGCTGAGTTAGCGAGCGCCTGACCAAACCGAGTACCTGGGAATGCGGTGCCATAGTTCCGCATCGCCATAACTGACGCGCCGTCAGAGTAGAGGCGAACCTCACCACCGGAAGCACTGTTGGTATTCTCGACGATCAGTGAGTACCGGGCTGGGTCGGTCGATCGAACATAGACTTTGGCGGTGGCGCCAATGGTTGACGTACCGATGCCGAGAGCGTCGTTGGTGTCGTCCCAAAACAGGTTTGAAGGATCTGCTGAGAATGCCCCTGCGTTATTGAACTGAATTGCGCCCGTTGATCCGGCGGCGGCGGATGGAGTAGTTGCGGTTATCATCCGAGTGCCATCAGGAAAAACAAATCCTGATCTTGGTATTACATAACCGTCAGATGATATCTTAGCTTGATAGGTATGTCCGTCACTAAATGACAGATATCCATCATTGTAGATCTCTATCGCCCAATCCGCCGATATATATCCATCAGTTTCTGATGGAAGCGCTACTAGATGTAGCGAAGTCGGTCCGAAGTATCCATCCTTCCATCTATAGGTTGGCGAGCCGAGACTGTACGCGTCATCTTCTAGTGGAATTAAGTCTACATTTATCGCTGTAGGTAGTAGATTAGATAGGTATCTATTTGCTCCGCTTGAAACTGCTGAGGTGGCAATCCACGTTGATCCATCGCTATATTCTAATTCTGCGCCGCTCCAACGTATTGCGCCTGCTCCGGCCGATACAGCGGAGGCTGGTGTATAGCTCACTTTTGCAAATCCGGCAAAGTATCCATCTCCTGCTACATCCAATATATAGCTTGGGGAATTAGTGCCAATCCCTACTCTGCCCAGCGCATCTACCAAAATTCTACTATTTAGCGATGTAGTCCCTGAT